ACAGAGGGGCTTTAGCCCGACAGAGGGGCTTTAGCCCGACAGAGGGGCTTTAGCCCGACAGAGGGGCTTTAGCCCGACAGAGGGGCTTTATGAGATAATAGCCCTGGATGGTAGTGACATACCAAAAAAATTTGATTTATCACAGGCTGTCATTGTTGATGGAGATGTTCATGTAACAGGTGACTTAACCATAGGTGGTAATATCGTCTGCAACAAATATGTGGAGGTTTAGCCTATGGGACATTCTAACGGTAAGATAACTGCTCCGATAAATTTGGGCGATGATGTTTACGCTACGCTTGGTATCGGTGCTATTGGTATTGGGTATGATTTGGGATATGCGTGCGCAAATACACATGGGAAGATAAACAAATGGAGTAAAAAAAAGCCTGTAAGGCATTCTAATTTAGGGATAATGACAGATGAACAATTTAGGTCAGTATCTTATGGTTTGAGCTTTACAGAAGGAGGAAATCATGATTATGGTATTTTTTCTTATTCCGCTCCTAATGGTGGTAGTAGTGCTCCATATCGTCTTACAGATTTTGATGGATACAACCAAAATGCTCAAACGGGTTTAGGTCTTAAAAATTACAATATAACTAGAGATATATTTAATGATAAGAGTAATTTGGACATATATCTCATAGATGATACAAGCCTTATCACGTGTTATGATTTAAGAGATTCCTTGTTAAGCGGATATAAAATAAGGCTTTTTATTACTTCTAAAAGTGGTACAGGTAAGTATTATCAGACTACAATTCCTGTTGATAAGCAATCTCTTAAATTCACGATTCCATATCTTAATTTAACAACTTCTCTAGGTGCTGGAGATTATTCTTTAGTTTTGGATATAGAAAAAAATGGTACTTATAAAGGTTTTTTTCCTAGTGGAATGGAGAGAGGTTCTTTGAAAATAACATCAAATACAGGTATTACTATATCCATGTGGCCTAATGTTTCCTTTACAGATAATGGATCTAGCTATGCTATGTCCTTATATTATGGTGGAAGTGGATCTAGAATATTGAATCTTAATAATCAAAATCTTTTATGGAATACTCTTAATATAAGTAACGGAAGCAGTTATACGATCAGTAATGATAATGTATTTGTTCAATTCCGTTGGCCCGGCACAAACAAGGAGTATTATTCTTATGTTCCACTTAAAAGAGGTGTAAACCTTGCCAATTGGAGCATAAATGCTGGAGGAAGTAGTACCATGAACTATGGATGCGACAGATCTCAGATACCAAAAATGACAAATGCTAGCGAAAGTGTATTGCTTGTTACTACAAATATCGTGTATAAGCATACGGATGGGTATTATCATAACATTACAAATCCTGTTATTCTTAGAATGAAAAAGGATAGTGGTCCAACGCCAAGTTCAGTCGATAGATAAAAACAAGTCCGAAAGTTACACGAACTTTCGGACTATTTTGTAACCTGAAAACAATATGAAACCGATACCTATGTATCCAAGACTTATCAGTATTTTTTGCCATTTTGACAATTCCTTTTCCACCTCTACTTCTACTTCTACAATTTTTTCTACGGTTATTATCGAATCTTTTGTTACCACCGTTTCTTTTTCCAAAGATGGAATACTGTCTTGTAAAAAGTTCGTCTTGTTCTTTAAACTATGAAAAAGTCTACCATCTGCCATTATTCTAGCGTCTGATATGGCTAATGATGTTTCAAGATGTGAACTGTCTTCAAACGTTACTTGTTGTGTATGCTCTACAGGAAGGGTGATTATTTTTGATTGCCATACTATTCTTTCTGTCACTGTCGTGTTGTGGTCTACTATAGTTGTATTTGTCGAAGAGGAAAGTAGCTTGCGTGAGCAAGAACACGACAGTAACAAAAAAAAAATAGCAATATAGAAAACGGCTTATTCATCCATCAAGTTTGTTGCTATAAGAGATATAAACTCTTCTTTCGGTATATTCAACGGTTCAGGGGTGTTCCATTTTACTTCAATCGTTCCGTTAGTACCGATAAGATCAATAATGTGAGTAAATCCTTCAAAAGAAAGATATTTCGGTTTCATTTCTGAATCTTCCTGTAATTTTTGCTGGTATGCCTCAGAGTATGCTTTGTTAAGTTCTTCTGTTTCCTTGTTGAAATCCTCTTCTGTTTTTCTGATTTCATCCGCTTCTTTCTTTTCCTCTTTTGTCGCGTCTTCCTTTCCATCAATTTCCTTCATGCGGTTGATATTCTGGGCGCGCTCATCGTATCCTTCCTTCTTTATTTCTTTAACAAGTTGTTGCATATCATCCTCAAATGATTTTACACCTTTGTCGTAAGATACACGCATAAGCATAATCTTTGCTTTCAAATCTGATGGAAGTTCCTTATCTCCTAATGATAGAGGGATATTCAAGAGAGTTAATCTCTTTAAAAACATTTCTTGATTTGTCATATATTCTTCTTTTAAAACGAAATTGTTGATATTCCTTTTTGATTGATGTAGCTTTTTACATCGGTAACAAAGGAGTTGATAATGGTAATTATAGCGATCTGGGTATCCAGTTCCGGGTGGTCATTGTAGTTTATATTTATACCTCCCCCCTGATTGAAATAAAAAGTCGCTAACATATTTTCCGACTCAAGAGATTTCACTTCTCCGCCATCAAATGAATTGATGTTAGTGCCATCTGATACGTTTACATTTGCTTTTACTTTATACTGTTTTTCAGCATTAGCATCATTACTGAACATGACACTAGCACTATTTACGCCTACTAGCGTTACTTTGTTTTCTTCTACAGCCATAGTTATAAAAATTAGTCAATGCAAAGATAGTATAATTGGCTTTATTTACTATTTTAAATATGTTAAAAAATACTAATATATTTTTACTTGTTATCAATCATATAATTATGCTTATTTTTTGTTATTTTTGCCATAATTAAAGTTTATTAGTATGGCTGATATTGATTTAGGAGCATTAAAATTCAAGATAGGACTAGATGATTCAGGTCTTGACAAACAGATAAAAGACATACAGAAGAAGTTACAGGACACTTTCAATCAGGAAATGTCCTTCAAGCCTGTATTGACTGATATTGGTAAGATTAACAAACAATTGTCAGAAGTAGCTGAAAAAATAAAGAATGCAAATGAAAGCGCATCTAAAGTAGGAAATGGTAAATCAAATAAGAAAATGGACATGCTTGTCCAGATCGAAAATTTATCAAATAAAATAGTTGAAGCTACAAGGGAGTATGACAGATTAGAAAAGACTTACCGTAACCTTGGTAATGCAGGTGGAGATAAAGGTATGTCTACAAGAAAAGCAAATCTTGAAAGTCAAAAGAAAGCAATAAACGATCTTGTATCTGAACTGAATAGACTGAAAACTGCATATTCCCTTACAGCAAATAGTGCGCCTAAATTGTCTATTACTGATGAAAGGGAGCTTAATCTTCTACGTCAGCAATATGAGATGGAGATTGCAAGGACAAAAGAAATGGATAGACAGGCTGCAAAACAAGAACAAGCAAACAGAAGAATGCAGCAAGCCAATCAGAGATATCTTCAATTTTTGTCAGGTCAGTCAGGTCTTGCACTTGGTATGCCGGAAGGGAGTGCAGAAGACTTGAATAGGAAGATAGCAGCCATACAGAAACGTCTAGAACTGTTGACTAAATTTAAGGTTGAAATCCCTTTGAATAGCAGTCAAGTAACAAAGGCTGATACTCTTATTCAAAGATTACAAGGTAGATTGGAAAAATTGCAATCGTCTTTGAAACAAACGTCAACTAATGAATTGCTTAATATCAATCCAACATCTATCAATCAGGCTAATAATCTTATTTCTGAATTGACTAACAGACGGAATGCTCTTAATACGACTGATGCGAACTATAACCGCACCCTTACTCTTCTTAACAGAAAGATACAGGAGCATAACAAATTTGTCAATGAAGCGACAGCCTATGGAGTGAAGATGCAGCAAACCAATCAGAAAAATGCTGCAAGCTCTAAAGAATTTACAGAAGAATTGACAAAGCAAAGCCGCATGATGCGTGAGTTCGTGAACACTTTGAAGACTTACGCAGGGTTTTACTTTTTCAGAGATATGTTCCAGGAGCTTGTTAATATTAGGGGTGAGTTTGAGTTGCAACAAGTTTCATTACGTGCTATCATACAAGATGCAAGGCGGGCTGACCAAATATTCAATCAGATTAAGGGACTTGCTGTAATATCTCCTTTCCAGTTTGGTGAACTTGTTAGTTACACTAAACAGCTTGCTGCATTCCAAATTCCTGTAAATGAACTGTATGGCACGATGAAGAGCCTTGCAGATGTTTCCGCAGGTCTTGGGGTAGACATGGGACGTATTATTCTTGCCTATGGTCAGATAAGAAGTGCAGGTGTATTAAGAGGACAGGAATTACGACAACTTACAGAAGCAGGTATTCCGGCATTGGACGCATTGAGAAAAAAACTTGAAGAAGTAAGGGGTGTAGCCCAGACAACTGATGATGTGTTCAACGCCATTTCTACCCGTCAAGTTCCTTTTGAGTATATCAAGGAAATGTTTACTACAATGACAGAGGACGGAGGTATGTTTTATAAAATGCAGGAGATACAGGCCGCTTCATTGAAAGGTATGGTCAGCAACCTTGCAGATGCATACAAGGTTATGATGAATGATATAGGTGAGGCAAATGATTCTGTTCTGAAAGGAATTGTAGGAAGCATAACTGATGCAATGACTAATTGGAGATATTTCGCAAAAGCAATAGAGGGAGTTGCTGTCGGATATGCTGCATTGAAAGCATTACAGTTGGCTAGAATAGCAATGCTTGGAAAAGAAGTTGTTGCAACAACTAATACCCTTAAGGCAGAAAAATTACGTGAGGCAAATTTACTTAAACAGGCTGCTATGTATAGAACACTTACTACGGCCGAGAAATGGAAAATAGCCACATCCACACAATTATCTGCTGTAGAAATAGCTGCTGCTGTAAATTCAGGGAAAATGTCTGCTGAAATGGCAAAGCGTATACTTGCAACAAACATGTTGACTCAAGCGGAACGTCACCTTCTTGTAACCGAACTTAAATTGACAGGTGCGGAAGCTGCAAGAGTATTGTCTATGACAAGAACAACGATGTGGATGAATAGAATTAAACTTGCCACTTTCGGATTGACAAATTCACTTAAAACCTTATGGCTTACAATAAAGGCTAATCCTTTAATGACTATACTTACCGTTGCAGGGCTTGTAGCGGAAGCGTTTCATGTGATGTCAGCAAGATCGGAAGAGTTTAATCAGAAGATAAAAGATAGTGCAAAATCTTTCCGTGAGTCATATAGTGACTTGCAAAAAGACCTTGATAAGATAAACTTCGATAAACTCACCCCTGAGAATATTCAGACACTTGATACGAAGCAGTTGCAGTTGTATGAGGAAACATTGAATGGCATATTATCTAAATATGGTAATATTGGTCAGTATATCATACAGAACAGCAAGAAGATAGATGATCAAAAATCGCGTGTGGAATATCTTCAAAATTCAACAGCAGAACTAGAACAAACATATAAACGTGCTGCCGAAAATGCGGATATATTGTTCAAGGCGGACAAGGCAACATCTACAGGTGTGTTTGGTGATTCATTCTCTGATTTGCTTAAAGATTATGAAGAATCAGCCGTAAAACTAACTTCATCAGGAAAGAATATAGAAGAGTTCCGTGGGCAGATAGTACAGGCATCCAAAGAGATTATAAACATGGGTAAGGGTACTAAGGAATGGAGAAACGAACTTACCGAACTTATAAATAAAGGAGCTTCGGCAGCTACTATTGTCGAGAAGATACGTTCTTTGGCTGAAACGTCAGGGGATGCGCGAACATTTGAAATATTCAAGAACAAAACCCATTTTGACAGTGAGGAATTGTTGAAGGAATATGACAAACTGAAAGTAGGTATAATGGGCGAAACTAAAGAACTTGAAAAATCATTTAATGTTTTTGCAAACAGTCTTGATAAAGAATTGAAAAAAGTATTTGTTGGTATTGATGTAAATAAATTAAATGAGGCTCAAAAGGACTTTATAAGGATTCAGTCTGAAAATTTTGCCACAACTAGCGAACTTGGGGAGAATGCTAAAAAATTGTTTAATGAATTTATTGACAAAAAATATGCTGTTGAAATAGAACTTGACGATAAAGAAGCACAGGAAGGTTTGACTGGATGGAAAAAATCTCTTGATGAAATTACAGGACATAAATGGACTATTGCGATAAAGGCTGCTGATGTAAAATCTATGGAGGATTACTTTAAAGCGGTTAAGCAAGAATATAAAGATGCTAAAAGTTCTATTGATAATTTACAGAAGACCATTGATATGTATGTCAGTCAAGGAAAGGTCAAGAAACTTGGCGATGAATATAAAATATCAGGTATTGTAAGTCCAGATGAAGCCGAGCAAGTGCAACAGACGGTATATGAGATTAATGCCGCTAATGAAGCAATGTCAAAAGCTACAGGAACCGCCAAACAGTTTAATTTAGAATTAGAAAAGCAAAAAAAATCTAAAGGGCGTGATCCTCTTGCTGACTTGTGGAAAAATAGATTATCCTTGCTTGAATCAGCTTATTCTAAATTTAAGGATTTAAGTGTCAATATAGGTAAAGAGGAAGCAAAAAAACAAATTGATGCTATATATGGTCCACAAGCATTAAAACTTGGGGTAGATATTGTCTATGATAAACAAGCTATTATTGACAACTACAATAAGGCAGCAAAGGAGTTGGAAAAACGTGTCCCTCAGGATGCTGTTAAAAATGCAAGAAAAGCATCAGAATTGTCTTCTGAAATATATGTTGATGCCGCTAAGAAAGTGATGAAAAGGATAACTGATGAATTTGATCGTTATAGGAACAAGTATGACTTCTTCCAGGATATACTTGGAATAACAGGCAATACTGATCTCGCATTAGACCTTGCAGTTCAGTTTAGTGGTGACACATCTACTATGGCTGAAAGTTTTGCAGCAGGTATATACAACAATCTGCAATCCGCATTGGCAGGAATGAATCTTGATCTTGGCGTTTCTGTCGTGCCCGATACATCTTCATTCACCTCAATGAACCAGTACATCAATCAGGTACAGGAGGCTATTAAAGGAAATAAGAATATAGGTGATGAACAGAAACAAGTTATCCAAGGTATGATTGACGCATGGAAAGGATATTTTGGAGAAATGGCTAGACAATATGCTAATGATTTGGCTGAATATGGAGATTATTATACTCAGGTAGATATTATCAGAGAAAAGTATCGTAAAAAGATTGCAACCGCAGAAGGAATGGGTAATACATCCTTGTCTTCCGCATTGCAGAAAAGCGAAGAGATGGATTTGTTTAAGTTGACTACCGACTATCAAAACTTCTTCGGTGCGGTGGAAGCTATGTCTATGGAAGCTGCGAATACTGTTGCTGACAAAGTAAGGGAAATGCTTAATAGTGCATTCAGATCGGGTGCTATCAGCGCAAGAGAGTACATGAAAGAACTTGAACGTGTGGATAAGCAGATAGAGAAGATGATGAAGAACAACGAGTCTGATTTGCAAACATACATGAAAGATGGTATTGAAGGTCTATACAACAAGAGATATGATGCTGGAAAGTCGACGATGATGGCAGGTATGAATGATATGAAACAGGCTATGGCTGATATTGAAAAGGCTTCTAACGCATATCAAGAAGCAATGAAAAATGGTGATGAAGAAGCTGCCAATGCTGCGTTAAGTGCCAAGTCAGAAGCCGAATCAAGATATAAGAGTGGACAAGAATCTGTTAAGACTGGTAAGGGAATGATGGCTGCTGCACAAAACGCTTTGCAGACAGTAAATCTTATCGACTTCATCATAACCAATATATATAATGCGATAAAAGCAATGCAGCAAGTGATATCATCTGTTTCTAACTTGATGGATTCTATGGGTAAAGATACGGAAAGTGGGTTTATGCGTGAAATGAATCAGTTTTCAGAGGCTATGGGCGTTATGAATGAAGGCGTGAAAAAATCGTGGGATTCATTTAAAAGTGGTGATTTTGCAGGTGCTATAGGATCAGCTATATCAATGCCACTTGACGTTATCGCAACGTTTAACAGGCAACATGACAAAAGATTACAAAAGCATATTGAAGATTTGGAATTTGAATCAAAGAAGTTGACAAACATATACAATATGCTTGAAAAGGAATTTGATCATCTTATTGATCCTGAGAGGCTGGATGAAGTCACATCTCAACAAGTATCAAATTTAAAAGAACAATTGCAAATCCAGAAAGATATTTTATCTGCCGAAGAAGACAAGAAGAAATCAGACAGGGAAAAAGTTGAAGAATATAAACAGTCTATAAAGGAAATAGAGTATCAAATAAGATATTTTACAGAAGAATTAGCCAAGGATTTGTACAGTATTGACTTGAAAAGCTGGGCTAGTCAGTTTGGAGATGCCTTAGTTGACGCATGGCTTAACGGAGAAGATGCAGCGAAAGCGTATAAAGACACCGTGGCTGATGTAATGAGGGATGTAGTTAAAAGCTGGATTCAGCAACAATATATAGAAAAAGCCTTAAAACAGGTAGAAACTACACTGTTTGGTACAGATGGGAAAGGAGGCATGTTTGCTGACAATAAACTTGACGAAGAAGAAGTTAAAAACCTAGGTATTATTTTAGGTTCGTTAGAATCATCATTTGCGGAAGCGAGTGGCGTTGTTAACGAAATAAATAATGCGTTGGGAGGGATGCTTACTGAAACAAAAGAAAATGCAGAAGGCTTATCTAACGCTATTGCTGGGGTAGATGAAAATACATTTAATCAGGCACTAGGATATATTAATGGAATGAGATATGAGATGATTGTACAAAGCGATTTATTACGTCAGCTTGTATCATTGAATGGTGGTTCGGCAGGAACAGGAGGTGTTAATATAACAGCTATACAACAAGCACAATTGAGTATATTAACGCAACAACTTGCTGCTACTATGGCAATAAAGGCAGCATTGTTAAGTGTAGTTTCTATCGCTCCAAGGTCAGGAGGAAATGCGATAAAAGTTATTGTAGACTAAAAAAATACGCCCTACTAACTTCACAGTTGATAGGGCGTTTATTATGAACAAAAAAACAAAAATTTGAAATACAAGAACAAGAGGTGCTTGGCGGAATCGAACCGCCGTTATCAGTTTTGCAGACTGTTGACTAAACCGCTCATCCAAAGCACCAATTTTTATGCAAACATACTAAATTAATTTTAAAGTTCGATGTTTGGTAAAACTATTTTTGCTATTTTTGCAAGGTATTAATGTACATGTATTCACAAACATTTTAGAACGTTAATCCGTTCAGGGCGATACCAACGCCCACTATCGGCTATCATAAAAGAATCACCGAATACTTTTGATTGTTCGTAACACGGCAGATAGCGCAAAGCCTGTCAGAATGATTGATGTCAAATTTATAAACTAATTGCATATTCGCTATAATATCCTCCTATTATTGACAATGCAAATATATTATATTGTTATTACAATAGAAAAAAACACGTGTTAATATATTATAAATATGTTACCTTTTTGTTATTTTGATTTTTCTAGCTATCTTAGCAACTTGAAATATGGAACAAGTATAACCATTTGTTATAACGATTTGTAATGGTGTCAATTTGTTCCTTAATACCTTTTGCAATAATTAAAAGTACAATGATGGCTATAGCTAAATATTTTATCAAGAAAGGAAGTGATGCAGCAAAAGATTTATATGCTACATACAAGCTGTATATACTTGAAAGCAAAGGCTTATGGGACTTACCTACAAAGAAAGAAGCGTATGTCGAAAATTGGTATGACAAGAACGGACAAAAGGTATATGAGCCTGTCACACCCGTATATCAGCCTACAGAAGGAAGTATTAAATTTGCCGCTATGGGTGATGTTAATACAGTAAAGACAAATATACGCTCATTTTATTCATATATAACCAATGTCATACCTGAATCTGTTGGTATGCCATATGGAACATCATCCTTTTCTATTTGGAATGAAATATGGGGAGAATCGGCAAAGCAAGTGATAAGATGTACGGGTTTTGAAACAGGAGCTAAATTAAGCTATCAAGATGTTCAGGATATACAAAATCCAGATAAACTTGTGTCTGCTTATACATTTTCATTAAAATTCAGTATTGATCAACCAACGATTTAAAGTCCAATGATTTTACAGATTAAAAGAGGAAATAAGGTTATTGCGGAGAGTGCTGATTTTTCATTCAGTTCGTCTTTGCAGGAAGTAAGGAAATTGACATGTGAGGTCGTTTCCGTTATTCCGATACAGTTCAAGGCATATAATTCCAAGAGCGAATCGGAATATGATACAGTTGTATATAACGGTAATACATTCATCCTGTATCAAGCTCCATCGGGAGATAATCTTAATGAGGCTGGTAAATATAAATATTCTCTCTTGTTTTACGGAAAGGAAGTTTTACTGCAAAATGTTGCATTTCTTGATATAGTAAGTGGAACGGGTGGAGAGATAAATCAGACAAGATATACTCATGGAGGTTTGTTCCAGTTCTGGGGTGATGCAAAGCAGCTTGCCGCACGTATCGAAGCAAATATAGAATCTTACAATTCATCTCTTGGGGCAGGATATACAGGCATTGGTACATGGACGTTGAATGTTGATGCAGAAGGTGATTTGACCGAAGATATGATTGACATATCTGATGGAACGAACTTATTTGACGGGTTGAAAAACTTTTATGATAAATTTTATCTGAACTACTATTTCTCTACTACCGCAAATGGTGGGGTCATAACTATAACAGATAAGTCTAGACCGTCTATAGACTGGACATTCAAACAAGGTGATGGCGATGGTGCTGTAAAGGTTTCCTCTTCCGTAGATACAAGCACACCTGTTATAACCCGTATCATTCCACAAGGAGGAAGCAGAAATGTTCCTCCTGACTACAAAAAAGACGCTAAACCTGTTGATGAATCACGTTATTGTCCATATATATTGCTCCCTAATGATTCTTCCGGGAATATAAGATACTATTTGGATAGCGAATATGGGTTGAAAAACTATGGTGTCAGAGGGAAAACCGTATCAAATACATTCAGTGGAGTATACCCGTCTATAAGAGGAAAGAAACTTGAGGACCTATATCCATCAGGATTACCAGAATGGGATACATATACATCCGCAGGAGAACCCGATCCACAATCCGGAAAGGTTGCTGGGAAAGGTGTGAGTGCATCTACACGAATAGACAAGATTATCGGATCTACTCCAATAAAGAGTGATGATAGTGATAGCTTCTTCATCTATATGACTTCTCCTGGATTCAACCTTGGATACAAAGTATATGAGGATGGAGATTCTTCCGATAAGATAAACGACAATGTGAATCCCCAATACAAACCTCATGCGATGTTTGACAAGTACAAGGATTCTGAACGTTTTGACATATATGGCACAAGAGTGTACTATGACCAGCCTGTAAAAGTCACTGCTACATTCTCAGGAAAAATGCTTTTCAGTATATTGCCTGTAGGAAGTGACGCTGTAGGGAAAAAGGTGAAGATTAACCTACGTATGGTTATAAACCGTTTATTGGGACAGGCTTCTCCTGTAAAAGAGGTTGTTATTGGAGAAGAGGGAGCTACCGATATGCTTGAAATACCTTTTGATAAGACAGTCCTTACAGGATATATTGAAAAAGGTCAGAATACGACAGTTTCTATCGGTGTTGAGTTTACGTTTGATTCCGATGTTCCTGCCGGAAGCTGTAAGATTGGTTTCAGTGAGGAAATGACCTGTAATATACATTTTGGAAATCAAGATGGTTCACAAGACAGATTTTATTTTAAATATGCTTCTGTAACGGATGCTGTATTCAGTATGCGCACAGGTACTTATACTGGTACGGAATTTAAGATAAACAAAAACGGGATAATCCCTCTTTATGGAGAAGTAAGTAGTGAGAATGGAGAAACAGAAGAAGACGTTGCTATGTTCAATAAGGGAGCACGATACAAGATATCATGTTACAGAACAGACAGTGATAACGCCAAACTTCCGCTCTATACAGACGGTTCATCTCCTGCCATTTCTGAGGGAACTGAATTTGTAATTCTTAATATTGTCATGCCCAAATCGTATGAGACAATGGCTGAGAATACTCTTGAAAAAGTATCTCGTGATTATTTGTCAAGATATGACCATGAAAACAGAACTGTTTCTTTGGATATATCAAGCGGATTTGTTGCCGAACACCCAAATCTGTTCATAAACTTCATAGAAGGAAACATGCTAAAGGTTAGGGATGATGGAATAGGAGTGTTTGATTTTTCCGATAATGGACAGATTGTGGATATGCAGTTGCAGATACAATCGTTGGAAATAAAATATTCCAAAGATAATCTGTTCCCGTCATATTCATGTACCATAGCAAGAAGAAAAATATTGTCGTTCTATGAGCGTCTTGCACAAGAAAATCAGACCGTTTCAACGCAGAATACGACAAATGTAACATTAGGAGGAAGCGGTACGGGAAGTGGAACAAACATTTTCTCAGAGCAGCTTCTTAATGACCTTATAGCATCATTCCAAAAATTTAATGGATGGTTTGAATGGGATGAAGAAAAACAGGCTTTACGATGCAAGTCCGCGTTCTATACAAACCAATGGATCTCAGCGTTGGGAGCACAATCTGGTGGAGGAAGTCCAGGCGGAGGAGGAATAATACAATCAGTATATGGATTTGCTGATTTAGGCAAGACATTCAACAATGATACACTTACTGACACATTCAACGCATATACTATCAACGAGATATGGAAACTAGCCAAGGAAGGCGGAATGAATGCGGACAAACTGTGGCAGGAGTTGGGAAAGGACGATGCAACAAAGAAAATCCACATCTCCCATCTCCCTGACAATAAATATGTAACGATTGATACGGAACAGACAGTTACGGCAAATAAGATATTTACTGGTCAATTGTCTACAGCAAATATCGTTCCGAGTGTAAATAACGCATCTACACTCGGACTTGATACGAAAAGATGGGAAAATATATATTCCGTATCAGCTAATATTAGTGGAACAATAACATCCAATAATGTAAAAACAAACTCATTACAGGTAGGAGATATAAAAATTGTATATGATTCTACAAATAAGGCTGTCACATTTGAACATATTGATGGGAGTACGACAATAGGATTGTATACTAAAGGATGGATATCGGCACTAGGCGTATCCCCTGGAGGAGGTGGCGGTGGAAGCGGATTAATAAATAATGTATATGGCTATTCTAGTTTAGGCACTACCTTTTCCGATACCGACCTCAATAATACGTTTAATGCGTATACGATAAATGAGATCTGGAAAATGGCGAAAGAGGGTGGTGGAATAAAAAATATCACCCCATCTGGAAGTGGTAACGCTGTTACGGATATGTCGCTTAGTTCGGATGGTAAAACTATTACAGTAGTATTTGGCGAAGTGTTTGCGAAACAACAGGATTTGGGAACATTGAACAATACTGTAACGCAACTTAGCAACAAGCTGAATGATTTCCTTGAAGGAAGCGATACAGATAATATCATCAATAAATGGAAAGAACTTGAGGCTTTTTTAGAGGGACTTACAGAAAGCGATAATTTAGCCGATCTTCTTGCGTTAAAAGCGGATAAGACTATAACAATAAGTGCAGGAGCAGGACTTACAGGTGGCGGAAATTTATCTGCAAATCGCACAATATCACTAGCTACATCAGGAGTGAAAGCTGGTACATATACAAAGGTTACTGTTGATACGTATGGACGTGTAACAGTTGGTGATAATCCTACCACATTGGCGGGATATGGCATTACTGATGCATATACACAGGTTCAAGCTGATAAAAAATTTGTAACACTTGCAACAGACCAAGCAATAACTGGGAACAAGACATTTACAAATTTCATAAGAATAAATGACACAAAAGGTCTATCTTATAGTGGAAATACTGTTTTCAGAAATTCATCTGGTAATACTGTTATCTCTAGTTTCGGAGATGGAATGATTTATTTCCGTCCTAATGGAGATACGTCAGATGATGGAGTAATACAAATAAATAAGCAAGGATATCTTAATGGCGTAGCCGCTAATTTTACAGGCAAAGTAACTGCTGCGCAATTTGCTGCATCTGATTATGTGCAGATAGGGGATGCTTACCTTAAATGGGATGCCGCTAACAATGCTGTGTATGTAGTCAAAAAGGATAATACTACTCCGATAGGCTTTTACGCGACAAGTTTCATTTCCGCAAAAGGCATACAGCAAGGAGGATCTAGTGAAGGTGGTGCTATTAAAACAGTTTACAGTTTTGCCAATCTTACTGATGGCACTACCTTTTCCGATACCGACCTCAATAATACGTTTAATGCGTATACGATAAAGAAAATATATGACATGGCTGGACAGGGAGGACTTGATGCTACAGCCATGTGGACTGAACTTACTAAGGCTGATTCAAGTAAAGTCATAGATGCAAGTCATATACCGACTTCGGTACTTGATGGCAGATGGGTGAAAAAGGCTGGTGATACCATGACCGGAACTCTTACATCCGCATCTACCACTGGCTCCATTATATTCAAGGGGTTGGAAAACTGTGATATCACCAATATCTATACAAATAATGGTACTATCAAAGAGAATAGCGGAGGGTTAACAGCTATAAGAAATGGATTAAGGTTCAACTGGTATGATACATACTGGTATATAGGTAATCTTAGAGGCGGTGGTACGGATAGTGCAGGATTTGGTGTGGTAGACCATAACAATAAGTTGGCATTACAGGTTACTTCCAATAACACAGTAGCACCAAAATTTACGGCAACTGTCGCAACTGGTACAGCACCTTTTACGGTTAGTAGCACTACTCAGGTAAGTAATTTGAACGCTGACCTGCTAGACGGTCAACATGGAGCATACTATCAGAACCGTGTGTATGATACTTTTGTTTCACAGTATAATAAATATGACTATATAGAATTTTTGAGGTTTGTTATTCCTAGCGGACAGAATCAGTTACGTGCTTATGTAGTATTTGATTTGTGTAGAACAGAAACGGGTAATGAATCTAGTGGACGTGCAGTGCTTAGATTACGAAGAAACACTGATAATACAGCAAGTACTCTTTTTTATGTTACTAACTTCGGACGTAGTACTCTTCCAGAATTACGCTGTACATCGGATGATGGTATAATATGGAGAATATGGATGAAATGTACTAAAAGTGGCTATGACCCATATATTGCAGTCAAGATAGTTGAGCAATATCCTTATGGGTATGTAACTACGCAAAATAATGGTACTACAGGAACACCTGAGGGAACAAGACATGTTTTTACTGCTTTATCGGCAGGAATTTCCAATGCAGCTAATTTTCTTGTTAATTCCCGTACCCTTTGGGGACAACCTTTCAACGGCACGGCTAATGTAAGCGGTGATATGACAGGTGTGGGAAGTATCACCATGAGCGGTGACTTGAAGATAGGAAACGCCACTTCTCCCAATACCATATATTTCTACGGAACTACGGGAGATGGACCAGGCGGTTATAACCATACGTTCATTGCTGAAAGACTTTGGGGAGGTACGGAAAGTGGTGAGCTGGTATTATTCAAAGGGAACGATATAGGCAATGGTACAGATGCCATAACCGCAAGTAATTCGGGACCTGACAGAATAAGACATATTGCTGCTGCCCATTTATTCCAGACTTATACAACAGTATTATCAGGCTCGGTAGAGAGTGTTTGTACAAGCTCTGCTTTGAAGAACTTATTCAGCATAGCTTCAAACAGGGTCATAAGCTATGTTCAGTTACAATCTACCATAGCAAGTGGCGTTGCTCCGTTTATTGTGGCAAGCAATACGGTTGTAAGTAACCTTAACGCGGATTTACTTGACGGGCAACATCTGTCCGACCTTGACGGAAGATATGTCAATGTAACCGGAGATACTATGACAGGTGATTTGACTATGAATAATACCAAAGGATTCAATATAGGTTGGTCAACAAGAGTGGCTAAAAATTCGGGCGTTTGGATTCACGGTGGCACTGATGTAGCTTCCTCAACCGATGCAAATTTGCGTTTCGCATCATGGTATGGAATAGGTTGGTATCCCACATTCAGTGGAGGAAGTGTAGCGCAGGGAAACAACGCCATGTGGTTGAATGTTAGAACAGGAGTTCTTAATGTTGCAGGAGGTATTAAAGAAAGCTCTATATGTATCGGAAGAGTAAACAGTAGTGGTAATTATGATGCTGCCTATAATGGAGAGATAAACAGATATGACCATCATCTGTTCCTACAGCACCATTCGGGAAAATATCTGATTATGTGTACTGGTGGAGGATTGGCAGGTATCGGTACTAACTCTCCGGGCGAAAAATTACATGTTGCAGGTAACACTAGAACTGACGGATATTTCAGGTCTACTGTAGGTACAGGCACACAGCCTTACCAATGTTCTTCTACTACATTGAATACCAATTTAAATGCGGACTTGTTGGATGGTTATCACCAAACGGCATTTACATCAATAATAGGTAGACGTACATTATATACAAGTGGTACTGCTCCATATAATTATATTTATTTATTCAGAATAGCAAATAGCTCTGGTTATTCTACGTTGAGGGTTGATATAGATATAAAAACAAGATACCATAGAGCAATATTATATGTAGATATAGTTTCAGGTCAGTATGCTTATGGAGATAATGGTACAAGTGTATATATCTCAAAGTTTCAAGTAAACGGTCAAAGTGCTAGGCTATGGTATAAGATAACAAAGCAGACAAGCGGATATAATTACATTGATTTTTACTACCAATCTGGCGCATGGAACCCTGGTTCATTTGATATAGTATCAAGAAGTTCAAATGGTACATTAGTCTTTGAGCCTAAGAGTACAAATATGGATAATCTTCCGTCTGGATGTACAGAGGTAGGTAACACTGTATTTGATGGAAGCATAACAGGAAATGCCGCTACTGCTTCAAGGTTACAGACGGCGCGTAATATCAACGGTACTACTTTTGATGGAACAGCCAATATCACCACATCATATTGGGGAACAACAAGAACGTTCTATACGAACAGCCATGATTCCTACAGGGTAAGTGCAGGAGTGAATGTGAACGGGTCAGGTAATGTTACCCTGCTACTGCCTAATTCCATAAGATGCTCTGATTGGTTCAGAAGTACGGGAAATACAGGATGGTATCATGAAAACTATGGAGGTGGATGGTATATGACTGATGCTAACTATATACGTAATTATAATTCTAAAAGATTACGTATTCAGACTGACACCTATGATACTATTCAGTTAGTAAGAACTAGTGGTTCTGGAGGAAGCTCCATAGCATTTTATAATGGTGGAGGAACTTTCAGAGGTCAGTTCGGTATGAATGCGACTAGCTGGTTCACGTTTGATACTGGCACTGCTACGGCCAATCAAAATGTGGTTGAAATATCTCCTGCTGGTGGAATACACTCTAAGGCAGAAATAACAGCCAAGGCTAGTGGTTCTGACATCAGACTAAAGAAAGATATTCAGAATTACAATGCTATGGATATTATAAATAAGTTTAGGTCTGTGAAATATCATTGGAATGATATTGCCAAAGCTAACTCAGAGGTATATAATAATGATTATGACCAGTTTGGTTTGATAGCACAAGACCTTATAGCAGGGGGATTTGAACAATGGGTAAGAGATGTATTCCACGATTATTATACGGTTACTTATGAAAGATTAATTCCTGTAGTATGGAAAGGATTACAAGAGGTGGATGATGAAGTTACAAGATTAAAGAAAAGAGTGAGAGAGTTGGAAAATAGATTAGGTATTTACAATCAATAAATAAAATTATGGGACATTCTAACGGTAAGATAACTGCTCCAATAAATTTGAGCGATGATGTTTATGCTACGCTTGGTATCGGTGCTATTGGTATTGGGTATGATTTAGGATATGCGTGCGCAAATACACATGGGAAGATAAATCCTTGGGCTAGATACAAGCCTGTAAGATATGAAAGCCTTGGTCCTAGTGATGGAGAAAAATGGTGGAAGGCTTGGGATGGTAATTGTGGTGTGAAGCCAAAACGTATTTCAAGTTATACGGATGCCGAAAATTATGCTGATGGTAGTATGAATGGGTGGGAGTATAGCCCACCAACAGGCGGTAATTTCCCATATCGTCTTACTGATTTTAATGGTTATAATCACTATGCCGATCCTCCTATAGATAAGTTCATGTGCCCTGCTACAGCTACAAATCAGTTTACTAGTAGTAGCTTTACATGTTCTGCTGCTATAATGATGCCTTCACAGGGAACTGAGGCTGATTTCCTAAACATGGGGGATTTTGCTGAGATAGCAGAGTGTTATTTTGGTGTTTATGTTAAAAGCAAAACTACTCAGATGTACAGGCGTGTTACTGCTGATAAGAAGATAGGGACAGGATATGCTATGGTAACAGTGAACTCATGGGGAATGGCAACTGGTAAATGGGATGTTTATCCTTTTTTAAGCACAGCCATATTAAACCAGGATGATCCTGATATACTGCATAGCGCTTATTCTATTCCTATGATGAAAAAAGCAGAGATAGAAATTGTAGGATCTTATGTAAGCATATCTATACTTGGAGGTACTTTGCCGACTGTTACAGGTTATATAGAAGTTACTGTAAGAGTACGTAATGGGCAAAGTAGTTCAATAAGTTTTTCAAACAATGTCTGCTTGGCTAGATATACAAATAAGGATTTTAATGATCCAATGACGATAGGCGAAACAAGTGTCAATATAGAAAACTTTCAAGTATCTGCTAATTCTTCGGTTGATAAAAAGGTAAGGATATTTATCTCATCTGATATGATTCAATCTAGAAGTTGTAGAATATGGGTTAGTCTTAATAGTGGAAGTTACAAAGATAGTACATTACTTATATCTATGGGACCTGAACTATAATGAAAATTCCCCTTGCTTCCAATTAGTAAGGGGAATTTTCATTTTCCCTAAATGAATATGTAGAAAGACTATTTTCTTAGTTCATCTATTAACGCGTCTGCGTATTTTACAGCATCTTTGGCTACAAGTGCATATCTTTCAGGGTCATTCACAGTACAGTAAACTCTTAAAATACCCTGCATTGCCCTACATGCGTACTCCCTTCTCAAAGTATTCCAATCTACAAAAGGTGTATAATCAGTTATTTCTATTTTATTACTTTCAATAGGAATACGGATTCCTGATGGTATATTGCACATATAATAGGTTTCACACCCATAGCGAATATCTACGATTTCCACTTCCGCTCCTTCTAAAAGAGTCATATCTTCTGACGCAAGAAACGATGTTTTCAATTTTCCTCTCATAGTTTCAAAAACTAAATGCCGAAACTGCAAGTCCGGGCGTATTATTAATCCAATCATTATACTCTTCCATAGGTACTTCTTTTACTGATATCAACCTATTTTCATCAATTATAACCCCTTGTTCTTTTGTGTATGAAACGCTGTCAACAAATTTGTGCTCACTATAATCATACATCCGGATGGTTATTTTTAGCGCCATACCTTCACTCGGAAAGTATCTCTTCAATTTTACTTCTTCTATTTTCATCTTATTTTTAGACTTCTCACCGTTTCTTAATAGCTCCTCTTTGGCGTTATCGTCATAGGTAAAGTCAGCGGAATATAATTGGGCTTTTGTAATTTCAACCTCGTTTTCATCCTGCCAATGCATTATTCGTAAATGAATTTTATTATTATCTACATCGGTTAAAAACCCATGTACATGAAGATATGCACGACAAAGGTTTGCTATCGCTAATTTCCTCCTGTTATCACTTTCCATAATTAATACAATTTTCTATTTTACTCATTGATTGACGCATGTCGAACTTATAATTGTTCATACATCTTTTAGCCTTAATTCCACATAAAGAACAAACTACAATGTCATAGCCTTCTTTATCACTCACAGCGTTTTGTTTTACCCAATGGTGTTTTGGACTTATGCTGGAATAAGACTTTGGTTTACGGATTTCTGATTTCGCGCATTTATCTGATTGCTTAACATTTCCGCACATTGCTTCTATGCGAGATAAAGAAGCATAAGCAAATGCTGCACCTTCACCGCATTCAAAATTCAAATGATTATTGAATGCCTCTTTATCAAAGCCGAAATCCTTTCCACATCCGGGACATCTGTAACCCATATCTAATCTCCTTTCTGTTTAATCCGTTCAATATATGACTTATGCTTATAAATTGCTATTTTCTTCATTTCTGATTTGTTATTCGTTAATTGATTTTGGCAAAAAAGTTTTTTGGTTGTCTCCGTCATGAGGATTATACAGGTGTTTATAGCCCAACATCTCCATCATGCACACGCAATCATCAGTTACCCCTATATATGCACCGTCAGGATGCCCAGAACAGCATCCAGTAGTATATATGCCTTTATCCCATAATTCTTTTATTTCGTCAACGATTTCTGCGTCGACCGAAACATAAGGTGGTAAAATGTCACCTATGCAGTTCATACGAGGAACCATAAAATCAGGTAGTTTCAATATGACCATCATTTTCTTATATTACATTTCTGTTCGGTTTTGAAGATTATTTAGAATATTGTTGTTCTTTTGTACACATATTTGTCCCAAAACGCCCTATAGGGCAGTCATCACAGTAAAAAGTAATACTTCTGTAGTCTGCATTACTTCCACATGGATGCTCGGTAAGCTCCATAACTTTATCATGTGAACTCCCCACGCCTAAAGGCATGAGTTTTTTCCTGCTTCTTCCTGCCGCAGCTTTTTAGGACACGAGGTCGTTCATCCACCGTTGGGCAGTCCACAGGCTTGACTTTCCCTCGCTCCGTGGGTAGGGCTTTCAAGCCAAATTTCTTGATATTACAAGCTGCGTTGAAGTCCCGGTCGTGGTGTGTACCACATTCCGGACAAGTCCAACTACGCTCGCTAAGTTTCAATCCTTTATACACATAGCCGCATTTGCCTAAATTTTACATTTGGATTAAACTGTTTTATATGATTAAGTATGTTCACATATTGAAAGAACAGCCCAGAACGTTCACCATCAAAGTTTAGCTTCTCCTTTCCAAGTCGGGAGAAATCCTGGCATGGTGTACCTCCAATCAACAGATCAATATCTTTCCATTCTATATTCCATTCTTTCCAATTCCTGATATCACCTAACTCTATGATATCAGGATAATTGTCTAATGCCACCTTAATAGACGGTTCATTTATCTCGCTTGCGTAATACTTATTCACCTTTATCCCTGCTCGTTCAAGAGCAATTCTACCGCAGGCTATACCATCACATAAACTTAATACATTCATTGATATTATATTTTTTATTTTTAAGCAAATATACTGCACAAAACTGCTCATAACCAAATTGTTTAACGAATTTTATGCTATCTTTGCGATAATAGATAAAAAAACAAATTATGCAATTTTCGATAGTTCCCAAAATGGACTCCGAGATTATGTTTTCGGAAGATGATCTGTCCGTTTTCAGACGATCGACAGACGGTCTGTATTATATGATCCATACCGAGAAGGTTATGGAAGTGATGCCTATGACGTTACCTGAGGACGGAACGGAACACCCTTTCCCTTACGACACATACGACACTGGCACAAGAGAGTTTGAGAAGCTGCTTTTATCTGATGAGTGGGTTAAAATGGACGAAAAATGAGAAAAATAGGTTTTTTTAACATAGGAAAACTTGGACTTGTAAAATCGGCAGGTACAGGAAAAACCGATATAAACAAGGTGATAGAAAAATGGATACCAAAACACATGGTGTTCTGGTACGATATGTCAAAGCCTGTGGATGTTTATATTCCTGGCGTTACTTATGCAAATCAATTCATAAATGACGGAGGAAAAATTAAATATGATAGCACTATAAACAAGTGCACCATCACCCATACACCTACGTCTGCAAACAAAAACTTTTGGCAAGTTTCATGTTCCCCGTCAAGTGCTGTTTCCTCTTTTAAGATAAGAGTGACAGGACTTCCACAGGGATTTTCGATAGAAAGCGGTATCTATTCTACCAAGATAACATCTGATGGAGAATATGACATACCAGAATATAAGAATAGCGGTACGACAACACGATATCCCGGATTTTATTTGGCAGGTGATAATGTGAATGATGCGGACTGCAATATTGTGGTAGAGGAAATTCCTACAAGACAATCCGTACCTACCAACGAGATATTGAAATCCAATCCTTATCTACAGGATTTCAGTGGAAACAACAGACCATTGAAATTGAATAATTTCCTGTTCTCGGCTATGAGTGGTGTGGGAGGATATGATATATCCAGTACGAATATTATTCCAGATAGGGCTGTTGTGACGGTAACAGACAATAGGATTATACATATTACTAGCAAACTATCCACTACTAATAATATGGTAAATATAGTACCGTCAAATTCTACGCCTACTCATAAATTTAAAGTTACAGGGCTACAAGATGGTAGACAGGTTAGCTTAGTTAACAGGAATGGGGGATTCTACACATTTGACAATGGAGAACATGAGGTTACTCTGTCTTATCCCGAAGGGACTGAATCACTATATAATGCTATAGGAGTTACAGGAGATGCCGGAGATATGGATGTAACAATAGAGTTTATTCCTAAATACCCAAATGCCCTAGTAACGGATGGAGTGGATGATTATGGGCAGGTGCAGAATTTGTCACAGGGAGTTAAGATGCTGTTCTATACTTGTAATAATTTTAGGTTAGGTCAGCAACTATACGACCAAAGAAAAGTTGGGTATGATAACGTAACCTCTAGTTATTTTTCAATTTTTGCCGAATCTAACTCAATAGCTTATAATGCTAGAAACGTTGACGGAAGCACATATATTGATGGAGTATTAAATGAAACTATTATTGCAGATAATCTTCTTGAAAAGAAAACAACTATAACAATAGTAAATGGTAGTGCTGACAGTGAAAAAACAGGTACACCGTCTTTCTTTTCGTTATATAATAATTTAGGTTATTTTGGAACACTAGCTTTCTATAACTCCATAGGATTCGATGCTGTTCCGGCAAAGGAAACCGATGGATTCACCGAACAGGATTTAATTGATTATTATATACCAAAATCCATTGTCACTATAACGGTAGTGGATGTGAATGGAGCACCCATAGAGAATGCAACGGTTACGATAGAAGGTTTACAGTACAATACACTATCTGATGGCACAGTAAAAGTAGTGGGGATAGCCAATAGTACCATGTCCATATCTGTAACAAAGGATGGATACATGCCATATTCAAACAATGAATGGAAATTTGCCAATTCAAGAATAATACTTGAAGTTATCAATAATATCATAATCATGGAAGACGGAAACAACATATTACTTGAAAATAACAACTTAATTTTAACAGAGGATTAACAATGGAAGAAAATCTTAAAATTTCGGAAATGACTCCCGTTGAAACCGTTACGGGTACAGAGATAATACCATGCGTTACAGATGAACCGAAGAAGAACAAGTCGGTCACTATATCTCAGATAAGAGAAGGTATGGTAACAGGTGTAAAAGGTAACAATGAGAGTTCATATAGGAAAGGGAACGTCAATATAACAAAAGAAAACATTGGACTTTCTAAAGTAGACAATACATCTGACGCGGAAAAGCCTGTATCTGATCCGCAAAAGACAGCCTTAGATAAAAAGGTGGATAAAGTGGAAGGCAAATCATTGTCTACAAATGATTTTACCGATATAGACAAACAATTTCTAGATTCATTAAAGCAACAACAAGGAAATGTATATGGTGTAGAAATGTCTCGTGGGCAAAGTGATCCTGTCTATCAGACATGGATAGGAAAAGAGGAATTTAAGGTATCTCATCCTATATTGAATGCATTTCGCCTGGCTAAAGTAAAGGACGGAAAAGTCGTAGGATATTTCGACCAAACCAATCTATTTAAAATGGCTGACGGAACACCTTCAAATATTATTATAGATGGCACTGATGTAGTAGACGATGGCACTGATGTTATGTTAGTAAATACCAAGCCGTTTTGGGTAATTAATGGAGGAACTGATGATACTTATGAAAGAAGGATTGTTGGAGATATACCATTTACTTATGGCGGTGATACAGCCGACTTTGTAGCTCCATTTGCTGTGTGTATCGGATATTCAGTAATAAAAGATAACAAACAGAGATCAATTAGAGATAATACCATTATGGGTACTACTGGAGCAGGAATGTTGGGCGTAAACATCATGACTACAGGTGGATGGCCTACAACAAATATTTCACGCTTTAACTATGAACAATATGCAAGAAATAAAAATACAGACACATCATCTAATTTACCATACGCAAATGCTTTTGCATTTGACTTGGATGTGTGGTGTACCCTTTTGTTTATAAAGTTTAGAACGAAAGATGTTCATTCTCAATCTGTATGTGGAAAAGGTATATCATCTAATGATTCTGCGCCTGATGCTTCAAGCTGGGGTAAAATGACAGGAATAAGATTTAAAAAGAATGATAATCAGACATACGTTTATTATAAAATAAATGGAGCTGGCTTCAAGGCTTCTGAAACAGGAACTACTTATAATTTTGATCAAGTAATCAATAATTATCGTCCTAAACTGAAAATGTTTGAAGCACAGTTGGCGATGTCATACGCAAAGGAAAACAATATTGAACAAAATACAGATTTCACCTATGATGGTTCCACTTATCGTTATTTTAATTTCCAAGGTCATAATGGACTTGCAGAGGGGGAAATGTCCGGTGTTGTTGTTAAATTTTTCACAATCAGCGTAACAGGATGGAGCATTCCCGATTCTGCGTTGGTTACAGACAGGGAAGTTGAAGTATGCTTTGCCCAACCTCTGATACGGGGAAGAATTGCAGGATGGGGAGATATATGGATGTGGTATAGTGGAATAGACTGTGTTATGCATGATTCCACATCTATTGACATATATCAAACTAAGTCGGTAAACAATATGACTACTGACAATGTATCAACCGATAAAAATCCTGGTGAATCGTATGGGTTTGAAAATATCTATGATTTAATTGGTACTAAGAACAAAGGCGAAGGATATCAGCTTGAAAATTTTAAAGACTGTCTTATAGGTAAAACTCAAGGTGGTGGACTTCATACGGGAGAATGCCATTATAACTGGTTTACAGGGGGTGCAGGTTCGGGTAAAATTGGAAGACGTGGTGTTTACTTTGGTGGTCGGTCGGACTACGACTATTGTTCTTTGCGGTCTGGTAATGCGTACATTGCCCCTACGATCGCGTTCACGAGCATCGGTGGCGGCTTCCGTTGTACAATAACCCAAGCCTAATTTTTCACGAAGTGAAAAATCCTCATCCCAAAACTTGCAAATTATATTAATAATGTTTAAGTTTGCATAATAAAAATCTAACCAAATGCGTCAGCAAAGTGAAATAAGTCTGTCAAAGGCGGTTAGTTGAAAAAAGGCGGTCTGTAGATTGGTGGTGTTTACTTTGGTGGTCAGTCGAACAACGACAATTGTTCTTTGCGGTATGGTAATGCGAACAATGCCCCTACGAACGCGAACACGAACATCGGTGGCAGCTAACGTGCTTAAAAAAATTACTGCTATACAGAAGCCTCGTCAGGAAGACGAAAAATGACAAGACATCCCATTATTAGAGAATGGGAACTTATTAGTACATACACATTTGTAGGTGTATGGAAAGTTAGTTAGCTTTGGCTCAACGGACAAAGAAAAAGCACGAAAAAATGAAAAGAGTAAATAATATTTTTGAAACAATATGCAGCATGGATAATATAATATCTGCTGCTAAAAAAGCGAAAAAAGGCAAAAGGAATCATAGGGGAGTCAGAGATTATGAGAAACATAAGGATGAATACCATCAAAATGTTTATCAAATGCTCAAAAACAAATCATACCAAGTAAGTGAGTATGAGATAATGGAGAAAGTGACTGATGCAGGAAAAACAAGGGAGATACATAAATTACCATTTTATCCTGACAGGATTATCCAACATAGTCTTTTGATACCAATGATGGATAGATGGACGAAAAGTCTTACACTTGATTCGTACAACTGTTTGCCCAAAAGAGGTATTACAAGCAAAGTTAAGAAACATTCTCTAGTAAAGAAGATGAAGCGAACGTTGCTTGAAATGGACAAAAACGGGAAAATATATGTCTTAAAAATGGACATTAAGAAGTTTTATCCTTCTGTAAGACATAGTGTTTATAAAAAAGCGTATAGTAAAGACCTGAAAGATAGGGATGCATTATGGCTTATGAATACGCTTAATTACAGCAACAAGGGTTTAGCTATTGGAAATCCTGATGCACAGATAGGAAGCCATTTAGTGTTGAGATCGTTAGATCACGTCATAAAGGAGCAGTTTAAAGTAAAACATTATTTTAGGTTTGCTGATGATATGGTAATACTGTCCCATGATAAAAAACAGTTGCATGAATGGTTATGGAGAATAAGAAATTATCTTTGGTATGAAAAGAAACTGGAAATGAAGAAAAATTACAGAATATTTCCTGTATCAGAAGGAATAGATTTCGGTGGATTTGTTTTCATGCCAGGACATACTAAAATAAGAAAAAGAATAAAGAAAAACTTTGCATTAAAACGAAACAATCCAAACTCCGTGTCAAGTTATATGGGAATGTTGATGCACTGTGATTCTAGAAATTTGATTAATAAAATTTTAACTAAAAATAATAGCCACATGACAAAAATTGGCGATTTAGGAATAAAAGTATCAAGAAGGTTTGATGGGAAAGATGTAAAAATAGACAAACTCGTTGACGAATATATAGATATTCTTGATTTTGATGTAAGACCATCTACTAAAAAAGACAATAGCACATGGGTAAGAATGCAAATATTGTTTAAAGGAGAAAAATGCTTTGTAAAAGGTGGATATGAATCCATAGGTATATTTCTTTCACAAGTTGACAGAAGCCTTCTCCCATTGGAAGATGTTGTTATAAAATTTAATAGAGGTTATTATTTTGATGGCACATTAGATATTTAAAATATGGAAAGAGGATTGATTTTTGACGAAAAACCTCCCTTCATCTTGGATTTAGGGACAGGGTACAGTAACGTACATTTAAATATAAAACAGGTTGACGAACCATATATTGACAGTGTTGGTGAACCCGTACAAGGAAAATTTGTAAAGAAATGGGTAGCTGATGTACAGCGTGTGAAAAACCCTGTATCATACGACAAAACTGTAAATGCTGCTATAAAGGACGAGTTTCCTAATGGTGAAGAAGAAGCTGCTCTAAGAAAAGGTATATTAAATAAATTAGACGCAGATTATGTAAAATTAAACGAATTTGCAGAAAGTGTAAAAAAATCATTTATAAAAGGCTATGGAGAACTATGATAGACAACAAATAGGAGGATATTTTTCTCAAACAAACGCTTCAAAAGATGAAGCATTGAAAGGTATTGTAGCCGCAAGAATATCACTTGCAAGTGATATTGCAGATAATATGTATACAGCTACATCTAATCTTGTAAGAATAGCTACTATGGAAGGATGTAGAATTAGTCTATATAAAGAAGAATTTAAATCCCGTTCAAGTAGAGCGTTGGAAAATTCATCAATGCTTCTTCCTCAAGGAACAGTAGAATACTTCTCGGTAACGCCAGGAGATATCATTTATGTTGATGGTTCAGCAAATATATCATCTATAGAGTAATAACAATGGGAACAAATTACAATACAATATTAGCATCTCTGCTTGATGGAATTTCTTTAGCATTGAAAAGCGGAAATTCAAATGTAAATGCTGAGCAGTTCAATTTTCTAACAGATGCAATAAACAAGTCTACCATAATACCATCCTATTTTGATAGAGAAAATGCTATTAAATATCTTGATATAAGTGATACTGAATTTGCACGAATAACATATAAGGGTACTAAATTTCATCCTGTAACACCATTATTGTCTCCGGTAAGGGTACAAGGAATTACAAAACCCGTTTATTTGAAAGATTCATTAGATGCTCTCAAGAATAACGGGCTTGTCCGTCCAAAAAAGCCAAGAGGAAAATATAAAACTAAAAACTAGACTACCTCATACGCATACATAATCACACAATCATCTTTATTATCCATATTAACCGCCTGGAAAATGTTTTCTTCATTATCCAAGGCGGTTATTTTATATGTACCATCTGTTAGATCTACAATATCACCTAATTTTATATAAGAATATTTATTCCCACTAGGTATTAAATACGTAATCTTTATAGGCTTGTTGTTCCATCTTTTAAATTCTTTCATAAAAAATCCTCATTTTTTAAATTATTGCGCTAATATACAAATAGAAAAAATATTCCACAAGGAAATAACTTACTTTAACAAGTTTAAACTATCTGAAACACAATAAGTTACGCTTTGAAATTTTTATTTTTGTTTAGGCAATCCATGTTGTAAATTTACATTCGTAAAGATGAGTGCACAGTCTTTACGGGAGTTATAATACACACACATTAAATTACAATATTATGGGTTCAGACAAAATTTTTATGTTCGACAATCCTGCTGCTGGAGAAAGTGCAGGACTTATGTCAATGATACCTGCATTGTTGCAGAACAAGGGATTAGACCCCAATCTTGTAGCAGCCTTGATGAATGGAAACAAAAATCAAGATGCTTGGGGTGGTGCTGGTTGCTATTGGATCTGGATTATCCTGCTATTCTTCCTGTGGGGTGGTAACGGATTCGGAAATGGATTTGGCAACGGAGCAAATGGTATACCTGCTCAATTGAATAATGATGCAGGACGTGAGTTGTTGATGAATGCTATTCAAGGAAACGGATCAGCTATCAATCAGTTGGCTAGCTCTTTGAGTTGCTCTACTCAACAGTTGCAAAATGCTATCTGCCAGATTCAAGGACAGATTCAGCAAGTTGGTAATCAGGTAGGTCTTTCTTCTCAACAGATCATCAATTCAATTCAGTCCAATAGCGCAGCTATAGGTTCTCAGCTTGCTTCTTGCTGCTGTGATATCCGTACCGCTATCGAACGTCAAGGATGCGATAGCCGATTGGCTACTGTAGAGCAGACCAACACTCTGACTAGCAATGCAAACACTCAGTTCAACATCTTGGGGGCAAAGATTGATGCTCAAACGCAAATTATAAATGACAAGTTCTGTCAGCTTGAAATGCGTGAAATGCAACGTGAAATTCAGCAGTTACGCGATGAAAAACAAGGTTATCAGATGTCAGCTTTAACGCAGCAACAGACGCAGAATCTTGTTAATCAGCTTCGTCCATGTCCAGTTCCAGCCTATTTAACCTGCAACCCGTTTGGTTGTCAAGGTGGCTTGAATGATGGTTATGCTTATGGATATGGATGCAACAATGGTTGTGGTTGCTAATTAAATCTCTGCATTGGAAGATTTGTTCTTTGACTTATTGATAAGGGTTTCGTATTCATTTAGATACATCCATTTAAATCCATGATGTTGATTTATTCTTTTCAAACAACATTTACTAATACCATTTGGATTAAATCCATCATTTTTAGCATCTGTCATTGAAAAATATGTTCTGACATCATTATAATCATTAATATTAATTCCAACAACAGATGAATGACGCATTCTTTTTTCAAATACCCTTTTTTTATGAGATTTAGACATCTTATTTAGAGTATTTGGATTGTTTGAATTCATTTTATGTGTACAGAATCTAAGATTTGATACATGATTGTTTTTAGTGTTTGTATCTTTATGGTCTACACATGGATAATTATAAATATTTGGTATAAAATGCTCTGCTACTAATCTATGAATATATTTTCTTTCTATTTTTCCATTATCTCGTAAAAATAGATTTAAATATCCACTTTGATTTACTTGAGGTGTCATAAATTGTGGTGGTTGCCATCTTTTACCAATTTTTTTTCCTGCAAAAACATATCGTCCATGTAAATATACTCTTCCGAAATTAGAAATTGAATAAATTGATTCAAATCCTTTTATGTCTTTCCATACTTCTCCTTCTAATGAAGGAATTTCTCTTTTTCTTGTATTCATTGATTTCCGAATTAAATGATTCCGAGATTAAAGAATGGGAAAGGCTCGGAAAACCCTTATCAACAAGTTTGCAACTCTTGTCTATCCCGATGCAAATATATTAAAATTTTAAAGAAAGGGAAAAGTTATGAGTTATTTTTTTAATCCTTATATGGCTGGCTATACTGCTAACCGTTTCAGAGGAGTACATAGGCTAGACTTTGGAGGGATACCTTTTATAAGAACTTCTTCTGTTACAACAGATACAACAAATTCCGAAGTTATATACGGTATTAGTCCATGTCTGTTCAGACGATTACCTAATCAAGGTATCTTACTTCTGAGTGTAAACCATGTTCCTGCTGCCGGATCTGACGCTTACCTTGTTTCTGTGGCTACCACACTGACAAATACCACATCAACATCCACAAGCAAGGTTCCTTTGGTAAACGGTTCGGGAGATCAGATTCCGTCTAGTGAAATTTCACAAGGCAATAAATACTTTGTCTATTACGACAAATGTAATGGGATATTTCAAGTAGTTAATCATATCGTTGCACCTGCTACTGCCGCACAGGCTAGAAGCACTGTAAAATGATATTAAAAAGTTAGAATAAGTATGTTTCAATCAATACGACAAGGACAGCAGTTTTTCATATTACATAAAGGGGAAAACCCAAGATGCGATGTGGGTACTGTGATAAGTGTTTCAAATCCTGTCCCTAAATATCAAAATGGATATGCATCATATCCTCTTCCACAAAATGAAATGGTTGTGGATGTGAAAGTAAAAGTTGGCGATGATACTCTTGATTTTCAAAAGTTACCAGCCAATCTTAGCATAGCAGACTTTTCCCAAGTAGGAGGAAACGTAGTTGTATCAGAAAGCAAAGATGCTATCAATGCTGAGATAGAAGCTATGAAAGTGAGCAGTATGCGAGTAGTAGAATCTGTAGAATATCATCAAAAAGTAATCAAAAGCTGTGATGAAATGCTTACCGCATTAAATCCTGCATTTGCGGAAAAAGCTCAACAAGATAAGGAAATGAAAGAGCTTAAAGGTGAATTGTCTCAGATAAGGGATATACTTGCTCAACTTGCTGCTTCGGGTATCAAATTGCCAGATGTGCAACATACAAACAACAACAACAATAACAACAACAACAATAAAAAATAATAACTATGGGTTGGAAAGTATATGGAATGGGCCGTAGCTTTGAAGGCGAAGATATGGACCGCGAATTAGAAAAAGCGTATAAAGAAGGTTATCGTGACGCTATGGAAGAAATGGATGGCCGTTATGGTGAACGTGGAATGCGTAGAAGAATGGACGATGATGGGCGCATTTGGGACGATGATGATGAATACGGAGAAAGACGTGGAGTCAAAGGTACTGGTCCCTACGCTAGACGTAGACGCTAATTCAATTGATTTAAGCCCGTAGTGGTTTACTACGGGCTGTTTTTCTTTAAAAACAAGAGCTATGGAAAGAACAAGATTAGATGTATATGAGAAACTTCCTTCTGGGATGGAAAAATATCTTGCAGAACACGGATGGAACTTCTCAAAGAAATTATGTGAATATGCCGTTTCAAAGATGAAAGATAGAAACGGAAACAAGTTACACCCGTATGACAAGGATCAAGTAGAAGCATTGATGAAACAATTCAATGTTGAATTGAAGAATGATGTAGAATACAACAAGGTTTATGTGTTGAATATGGTACGTGCCGATTATATGGGTTCGTCTATAGTCAACGAACAATACGCTTGTATGTTTGTGAAAGATTATCTTGATGATGTTGACGGAAGCCCTACACGTGCTCTAGATGAGTATTATGCTAAATGTATAGCTTGTGGAACTCCGTTTTCCTGGGAAGATTATATTTAATTGTTATGGTACGACAAAGACTATACATCGAAGAATATGATTGGACAGTTGATGTGTTCTATTCTGTAGACAAACACTCTTACTTAAGAGTAATATACAGGTTAGAATATATTGGCTGTCCTTTTCATTTATTGAACAGAATAACGGATAAGATAAAGACTGAGAAGTATAATTATGGTGTTACATATTCAAATGATAAGTGCACTGTAATGATTATCAGTCATAGTACATCTGATGAAGAGTTTATGAATACCCTAGAACATGAGAAACAACACATGATTGGTCATATAATTGATTATTACGGCATAAAGCCTTCATCAGAAGAAGCTGGATACCTTGCAGGGTATGTAGGTGCTTTATTTACAAAACCTATAAAAGAAGAAATTTGCGATTGTTGTAAAAAGAAGTTAAAATAAACATATTATGAAAAAGATATTTATGGCTATGATTAGCGGAAAAAGCAAGGAAGAAGTGTATGATATGCTTACTGATTCAGAAAAAGAAATACTGTTTGGCATTGCGCAAAATATGGGTATGTCACGAGTGGAAAGAAGAAAAATGAAAAGGAAGTATGAAAAGAAAAGATAGGGATTTTACTCCCTATCTGTATGGTCTTACTAGTTTATTCCAATAATGAAAGTATCTATTATTATACATATTTTTATTCTTTAGTAAATACAGGTGAAAATTCTTGAATATACCCAGTAAGTTCGTCTACATGTTTCCTTAGCTTGATATTAATCAACTTTAATAGATATATCTCCCTATATGCTTCCGCTAAGCTAATGGTTAATTCTTCCTTATCCATATCTCAATCTCCTTTATCTTTAATCCGTTCTAGTACATCCCTGTTCGCTTCGAGTATTTCATCGAAAGATGGGATGGGCATATAAGCGACAACATTATAAGTATATCCAGTTCCATATATGAGCCAAGATTTATTATTCTTATTATATTGAGCTACGTATACCACTCTATTGTCAAGAACGACTAAATATTCTTTGTTTTCTTCCGGCAACCGTTCTTTCACACTTATCCAAGGGGATTGCTTTGACTGCCATTCTGCACCAGAAATAAAAGATTCATAACTCTGTTTATGCACTCCATTAATAAATCCACTTATTGTACCTTCGGCATCACATATTTCAAAATGCGTTTGGTGCTCTCTTGCCGCTTCTTCTACTGTCTGTTTCATATCTTATCCTTTAAAATTTTTCATGTATTCACAATCCTCATCACATACACCTTTCTTTGCACAGTGAGGGATATTAGTTCCCCACTCATATTCAAAATTATAACATAGGTTTCTGTATTCTTCCCTTCTTTCCGTAGGACCAAGTGTTCTTGCTGAACTCCATGATTCATAGTCATTGCTAGACGCCTCTTTAAGAACGCATCCATCATCGTTATATAGCTTTCTAACTTCATTCATATTTGTTCCGTTTTGAGGATTATCCATTAAACTTAAACTCATCCATATATCCCATTTCTTTCAAGCGGATATTAAACTCTTCAACCGAATCATTATTAGGAATGAATCGTTCAAGAACATCGTTAAAAGGGTGCAGATCGTTTTTTAAAATATCATTAGCCTCTTCTTCTCCACGTTTTTTTCCTAATCGGTCTTTGCATACTTCTATGTAATCATCTTTTGTCATATTGTAGTGCGTGACTGTATCAACAATTGTACTAAACCTACAATATAAGCCGTTTGGCTGTTGGGCTATAAATGATCCCATAATTACCTCCTTCTGATCTAGTTTTGAGCCATACGGCAGACATTCAACCACCGTATGGCCAATATTTATTTCTTCATTAAGTCAATGCGATCTTTCAAGGTAATAAGATAGTCGTGCATCTGTATTTTTTGCCTTTCCATTAAAGCAACCTGATCTTCACCAGCTATTTCAACAGCATCTTTTCGACCAAGAAACAGGACTAACTTATTATGTTTGTCCATCAACTCATTATATTCGATATACATACGGTCAAGAGGGGTATCAGCCACGTGATAAGCCTTCTCAAAGACATCTTTAGGGGACCAGCTTTCATAACCGTCTTCATACACCACCTTATAACCTTCTTCTACTGGTTCCATTGTTCTTGGAATAGCATCAGTAGGTAGATAAATTTTTCCACCCTTGCGAATTGCTGGTGTGGCTTGAACTAATTTTGTTCCAATGTACTTTTTCATATCAATATGGATTTTACAAAGCCCGTCCAAGGCTATTTAATTCATTTCTGTTCTATTATAATTCGTCAAACTCTTTTTGTAATTCTTTTATTTTACTATCCAAAGCATACAGATAGCACTGAAAGAAATTCTTACCAAAAAGTTCTTCCTTTAATGGTACATCATTGTGCATTTGGTTATATGTGAATATCAATCCACCACCATATTTTATGTTAGATTTTTCAAGTGTTATCTTATGATCTTTGTATTCCTCTATTTTATTGTTTATTTCTATTGCTCTTATAAATTTATCTTTATCCATATCTTTCCTTTCCATCTATCCTAGCAGCATATACATTGCTACTAGGAATAGATAATAAATTGTTTTTTTACTCATTTCTTATATTTTTATGTACTTTTACACATAGAACAAAATCTAAACCTTTTGCAATCCACAGCATTCCTGTGATATCTATCTGCGCATGCAGCAAAGAAAGTACAGTTATGACAATCTCTTTTAATTTTTTTCTTTTTCTTTACTTTAGGATATTTCATTTCATTTTTAAATTCTGGGCATGTTCTTTTATTTTCACTCATTTCTTTTCAAATTAAAATGGTAAATCACTTCCACTAGGTCTGCAATCCTCAATTTTGTATTGAGTGTCTTCAACTGATTTTATAGTACACAAAACGTATGCTTTCTTTTTTAAAAGAGTTGCAAGCCTTTTCGCTTCTTTTTCCGCACTATCCAAGCTATCATGTTTGCAAGCTGGGGTAGCACACCCTTCCACAAATACCATGTAAAATGTATTCATATTTGTTCATTATTGAATTAAACTTGTTCTATCAAATCTCTGTTCGTCTATCAATTGAGGAACACCAGAGGTTAAATCCCAAAGCCGATATTCTTCAAACATTCGAGTTTCCGGATTCATCTTTAATGTCAATTTTCCAATATTTATAGTTGTTTCCTTTTTAGGGAAATACACATCAGTACCTCGGATTGTAAGCCCCCAACGGGTTATAGTTTTTGTTTTTGGTTCAAACATATTAGCTCCTTTCTGTTCGGTTTTGAGCCTTTTCAGACTACATCGTTAATACTAATTTCTCCTTTCAAAACTCGTGCTACCTGCCTGTCGATAATCTCTTGAAATTCAATTTGGCAGATAAGCGAGCAATCCGGTATAATCTCTTCTACTGGGTCGCCCCGCCACGTTGGTAGTTCATCAAGGAAGATACGACCGTCTTTATCCTTTAGGCAGGTAGCTCCAACATCACGCTCAATCTTAGCCATCTGGTCAAACACTTTCGGAAAATCCTTCCGTATCTTATTCCAATAGCCCATGCCACCTTTCACACAACCGATACAGTTGTTGTTATTGTAGCCCATCTTGTACATGGCAGGGATTTCAATGCCGACTTTCCCAAGCATTCCCATTGCATCTTGCTTGGTTATCTGCTTTTCAATAAGTGGGAACAACGGCTTTGTATATGGATATTGTTGCTTAAAGCGGATGGCGCGGTTTATTTCTTTCGGGGCAAAGTCGAAGCCCCAAACTTGACCATCCCAAGAACCAAGTTCCTTCTCCAACTTATAACGGACTTTCTTTTTCAGCTCAAGAGTACAAGCAGCACCATGCGCACCGTTAATATAACCTTTCCGTAAAACATCAGCAACACAAGTATATTTGTCGCTTCGGATAGTGTGGATTGGCTGATCGTACCATCTCTCGCAATCTGAGATAAATCGGACATTATCTGGATGCCCGGAACCAGTTTCGATATAATAGAGTTGTACATCGTTATACAAGCTCAATGCTATCTTACATGCTACTGCGGATGTTACACCGCAACTAAACCAAGCTATTATCATTTTATTCCTTTCTGATTTGTTTTGAATTATATTTGAATTAATAAATTGGCACATCATAGCCCTTTTCAATCAAAAACTTTATTGTATTTAACCCAAGACGTTCTCCATGCCATTTTTCTGTTGACCACTCTCTATGATAGTGGTAGGACAAATCTTTGGTATCCAAAAAGAAAGTAAGTTCGCTACTATCTCGATTATCCTCTTTCCGTGTAGATTTGTATGAACACAATACTGAATATCTAAACATGGTATTATCATACTCAGTCAAAGTTGGATAATTCCAATAGTCAAGACAAGCGCAGCATCCTTGAATTACTGCAACCTGCAAAATATCCTCTTCTGATATTTGCATTAAAGGCTTATCGCCAATCACTATTTGCTTCATTTTTATTCGGTTTTTAATTAGATGCAATTAGTTCGATATGTATATTCATCAATCATATCATCCCCAATAATCTCAGGTAGCTCAAAGAATCTTGTAGCTGGGCAAACATGGCCTTCAATCTCTATACAAAGACCATCACCAGGCATATAGGCACAACTTACGTCATCATTCCAGTTTATATGCTTTTGGGCTGCTTTAGCCACTTTATCGCAAGCTGATAAGTATTCAGCATATTTGCTGTTCGCTCTTTTTATTTTATTGAATAGTATATCATTCATTTGTTAATTGTTATTTATCCGTAGTTGATTTTACAATAATCTTATTATCGGATGATGGCATTACAATCACATTTCCTGCATCTGTGCTAATTTTTAGGATAGGATTAGAATATGCATCAATACTGGCTACTATAATCATATCTCCAAAAACATATCTTTTATCTTGTTCCAATTCATTCATACCATTTATTCACTTTCTGTTAAGTATTTTATTAAACTATCTTTATCTCTGAAAATCATCTTATCCCATTTGGGGTAATTGTTTCTTGGAACGCTTAATCCGTCATGTATTAATGTACATGTATTCACACACATTTTAGAACGTTAATCCGTTCGGGGCGATACCAACGCCCACTATCGGCTATCATAAAAGAATCACCGAATACTTTTGATTGTTCGTAACACGGCAGATAGCGCAAAGCCTGTCAGAATGATTGATGTCAAATTTATAAACTAATTGCATGTTAGCTAGTTTTAAGATAATAATATGTGTAAAATTATTTCTTAATAAATTTATTTATGATACACCAACACAACATATCGTATGCCGCATCAATTAATGAATGAGACCTAAATTCTTTATAGTAGTCAAACTCCGAGTAGCATACATACCATTTTTCGCTATCATGGGACATTACAAGCCAATAATTATTTGTACCTGTTTTTATTTCTTTCGGTAACAATTCTAAAACGTCAAGCAAAGTAAATGCAGGGATACAATGTTGTATCCTAAATGGTTCCTTGAAAGTATTCCATTCACGTAAACTTAATTTGGGTTGTTTTTCTTCTTCATAAGGATACAACATCCATGTCATACTTGCATTGCTTGTATCTATACCAAGATCCCCCAAATTCTTCATCTGTTCAATCGACAATACCTGTTTCATATATATCATCTGTTAAAATTTTCTTTGTTTTATTTGATATACTTGCAGTAATATATCTATTTGTGGTCCTAATATCAGAATGCCCAGCCATAGATTTTAATTCGGCCTCTGGTATTCCCATATTAGCCCATCTTGTAATAGCAGTTCTACGTCCTGTATGTGTTTTTATAAACTGATATTTAGGACCTTTCATAAGAACGTTAGCTCTTCTTACAAACACCTGATTATTTATACCAGCCCTACATCCTAATGTTGGAAGTATTTCATTCATAGTAGTCTTTAAGGTTGATTCTATATTGTATTTATCAAATGATCTTACTTCCTTTATCATTTCAATTATTTTAGACGGAACAGGTACTTCTACAACTTTCCCAGTTTTCTTAGATATATATGAAATAACATTATCATTATTATTCATCATAGAATCCTTCAATCTGAAAATATCAGAATATCTCATAGCTGTGTAGCATTGAATAAGAAATAATTTTTTTACCATTTCTTCTGTAACATCAAATGGTTCTACATTCCAGAAAAGTTCTATTTCTTCTTCTGTAAGGGATATATTTGATGGAGATTTAACGTTAAGTGATACAATATAATCATTGATGTATTCGCTCATATCTTTTGATTCTGAGAATATACGTTTAAGCATTAATAGATATGATTTCTGAGATGATTCACTTACACGCCTTTTTGACTTAATTACATTTACCATATCATCTATCATATCACGACTAACAGGTCTTTCTAAAGAAGGTATTTCCTTAAAAGTAGGAATTACATCATTAAAATCATATTCATCATAACTATTATTGGTAAGATATGGCATAATATGTTTAGATAATGCTTCATATCTTACCTTTCCGCTTCTTGTTTTTGTATTATTCAACTTTTCTATCAATACGCCTACAGTCATAATTGAAGGGCTATATTCGTTCTGAATTGTTTCAAGCCTGTTTTTTAAATCCTCAATCAACCTGTTCTGTGATTCTATCGTCTTGTTTAACCTATCTATTGTTTCAGCGAGAATCTGAATTGTTTTTTCTTTATCTTCCATGTCTTATATGTTTTTGTTGCAAAAATAATAAAACGGTATATTCGATAGGTTAAACGATAGTTATCAACTCTTAAAAATGTTTACTACGCCCATTAATTTATAATCTCCCTCTTCGTTAATGATACATATAGGAGCATTATTATCAGGATTGGTATATGCCAATGTAACATAATCCCCAGGAAATACCTTCAATGCGTTAATCATCTTTTCAATATTCAGATTGCAATCAAAACGCCCTTGACAATATCCTTCAATTCCGACATTTTCCGATATTTTATATCCTGCATCATTTGTGTATGTTATATCCATTTTATTATCTCCCTCCCTGCAAACAAAATGTGATATGTTATATACATCTGACATTACCTTTATTCTTGAAAGGGAATCTATCAAGTCGCTAGTTCTTGCTTTAATAAAGTAATTAAAGTTTGATTTTATATTATTTACCAATGGCAGGTAGTTTACAAACTTAACCTCCATCAGAGTACAATTAAAGACAGACCCGAAATCCCCATAAGATATAGACATCACCCTTTCATCATCAGATACAGAAACAGTTACATTTTCTTCTGACAACATTTCAAGAAAGGATAACGCTTCCTTTACCGAAGTAGGCATTACATTTATGCACAAGTCCTTTGATATATCCGGCTGACATTCTATAACATCTCTTACAAATACAATCTTATCGGACGAACATATATCAATGCAATTATTGGAACAAATAAAATTTATCCCCACTCCACTAAGACTGGTCACAACGTCACTGATATCATTAAATCCTATGTTCCTTTTTAATGCTCTATACAGATCATTCCTGTTCACGTTGACCCTTATCCCGGTACCACGCTTACCTATTTTAATATCAGGATAAGATTCCACATCTTCTGCAAAGAAAGACGCTTCACTGCCATTGTAAGAGAATATTATATCCTTATCATATATCTTTACCGTAACAATGGAATCCTTTACTGTTTTGAGCAGCTTTACAAGTCTTATTCCGTCTACTGCAAACTCCTGCCCGTCATTGCAGTCTGAATCAACAACTGGAATGATCAAACGCATCTCATTAAGGTTATTGTATGAAGTAACCTCTATTGAATTTTCTGATGCTACATATTTAAAACGGAAACATTTCAATATCGTCAAGCCTGTATCGGAAAGACAGGCTTTGGCTGAGTTTAACGTTGAATATAAAACTTTTCTATCAAAAACTATCTTATTCATAAATGTAAAATTCAAATGTATTCAATCCAAGAAAAATGTCCTCTTTTATCAATGTAATCCATATCGTTCTCGTTATTATAGGCTTCCTTCTCAAACGATATGTTTCTATACGCATTACCTTTTTGTGTAAGCCTGTACAGCCATTCCAAAAGATACAAAATGTAAAACGGAACATACAAAAGCTCTTTCATTTGTTTTGTATGAATCGCTTCGTGATTGTAATCGCTTTCACTCATCGTACATCCTTTTCTTACGAAAAGAACTCCAAACAAATTTATACACTTGTACCCCTTGAATGGAATAATTTTGTTATATATAACTTTCATTGAAACAGCTCTTTAATTATTTTTTCAAAACTTACTTTTGTAGTGCTGTTATGCATACAATAGTCCTTTATTTGTAGAGTATTTGACATTATAGGTTGACCACGTTCTATAGAATCAAGTATATTCCATAGCATTTCTTTTGACCACACAAAATATCCTCTAAAGAAGTATGTAGCCATCACGTCAGCCTGTTCTATTATATGATTCCTGTCATGATTACTGTCTGGCATCTTAAGCTCTATGCCATATATCTTTCCATCATGTATATAAGCAAGATCAGGCATACTTTTCTTGGCTCCAAGGGCACGAAATTCAGCCGACTTGTTACCGCTTACAGCAGGATGAAGAAGTTCGGAAAAAAATGCCACAAGCAATCCCCTGCATCCTTTACCTTCTTTCTCGTTCCTGTAACTAACTACTATATCTTTCTGCATTTTCTTTTCTTCCGCAGATCGTTTCTCCTCAGCCATGATAAAAAAAAATTGTATTTGGCAAAGGTATCACGAAATGGGATATGTGAGAAGAATAAAAGGTTAAAGTTTGTTATCAACCATCTCAAATCCTTCACACATATCATGTCCGCTGTTTCTTATCTTCATGGCAACGTTTTTTTCAAACCAAGGAATATAGCAGACATATCCAACAAACAAACCATCTACAATAACCGTGTATCTATGCTTGCAGCGACAGCAGCAATACTCTCCGTTTCTGCAAGGCTTTGTATTGCTATTTTGCAAGACCATCCAAAGAAATGTTTTCTGACAAGAAATCGTCCGTGCATTGTTTTACCACATCATCGAACCTCAAATCGCAATACTCATCAATCCAATCACCTATAAAGTATAGTTTGTTACTTCCTGCAATAACACCAAACAGAATAGGGTCTTTTCTTTTTTCCACCTCTTCTTTTTTCTTGTCAGACGGTAAATCTGTTCCGTTGTTATCAAAATCGTAGTGTAGGATAACATAATTATCAAAGATTTCATATTTGTCTATATCCGTCTTTTTCCTAATTATGTCAAACGGTATGATTCTAGTATAGTCAGAAATATAATCAAGGCATAGATTTTTCGGGCATCCTTTTGCAAACTTCATAATATTTTCCTCTGATATAGCCTTGTATAATCCTTTGCTAAACAATATGCTTTCGTATTTGCATATCACCATGTTTCGGAATAGCTTTTCTTTTAAGGCATATTGACCGGACCTTTCAGCATAACCTAGCATCAGTATATAGTCTTTTATCCTATCCCTGTATTGCTTCATCTCGTTCTCTGTCTGTATCTTAACCTCAGAAAAGAAATGTATTACGTCAAACTTGGATCTTCTGTATTCGTCTACATAATCCTTAACTTTTTTCAACCATGAACTTTCCTTGTGTTTTCTGTCAAAAAGAGAGGTTCTTACCTGATTGTGCTCCTGGTTTGTTTTTACAGAATCAAGCATTGTCGGTGAAACGGTAAGATTAAATTCCGCGACTCCTTCCTTATCATTGTTTTCCATGTACTGTTTAAGAAAATCATAAGACATTACACTTGGATTAGGATCTTTCTGCTCTATAACGGAGTATTTAGGCAGATTAAAGTCAAGCCTTATCGTTTCGTGAAACAAGGCAATTTTACCATCGTTATTAAGTAAATTCTTTCCCATGATTAAATGTTTAAGTATTGTTTTATTTCTTTTTCTAACTTGTCCAATGTACTGTTTACCAATCCATCCCACTCTTTCCCGTATAGAGGTATATCTCTTTTTATTGTAGAATGAAAACTAATTTGATTACCTAAAGGAAGATCAAAATATACGATAAAAGAAACTCTTTTATTTTTATCCTCTGAACGACCAAAAGGTAGTTGTATATTTTTGTATAATTCGATAAGTTTATCAATCAAATCTTCTTTCTTTGCATACATCTTTTCCGAGTAAGGAAACGGAGCACCTTTAGCCTTTATATTATAATCTTGTAATTCCAATGCAACACGGTAAATTTTAGCTGTAAAATCTCCTTGTTTTATCTTTTTATTAAGCAGTAATTTCACCTTTCTTGTACCTATGCCGCACATATTTTCACGTTTCAATTTTAGCATGGCTATCAATTTCCTGTTTTTCTCCAAGGCTTCTTTCTTTGCTTCCCTTTGTCTTTTACAATCTTCTATTACAGATACACAATCTTCTTTTATTCCGAAAACATCCATTCCGCCAAAACAAAATGTTTCGATATCTAATATTGTATTCTTTTCCATTCCAAGAAAGTCTACAAGCCTTTTGTCTATGCCAAAAATATTCGTGTAATGTCTAAGATGTGACACACAAACAATATATTCAGGATTATGGGAACATTCAATCTCATCAAACACTTCCCAAGGATTAATGTTATTTTTCATAACGCAAAAGTAGATATATTTATTTCACAAAAATATTTTGCAAATGTAAATAATGTTATTTTTTGTTTCTCTGGATATATCCCCATATAAACTTGCTAGAATATCCGCATTCTTTCATGGCTTTACGAAAATCAGATTCCGTATTTCTGATATACAACTGCCGGATCGCCCAATAAACATTATATCCTTTAAGTTCCGCATATTGGAAAAATTGCGTAGGTGTCATTTGCTCGAATTTTAAATCTCCTACTAGTTCCTGCAACTCTGCCATCCTGATTTCTTTCTCGGTTGGATATACATATCCGCAAAAAGGACATTCCGAAGCGGTTATAGCAATATATTTACCGCACTGTTTACATTCTTTTACCCCTTGTATTCCCTCACATTTTCCCTTATTATGCCATAAAGCCCATTTACGTTCTTTCTCAAACTTACCAAGCCGTGATATGTTACCACCGAAGTCAAGAAGAAATGCTTCCGTTTTACCAGGATGAAGCCGGATTGCCCTACCTGTTGCTTGAATATAGAACTGAACGGATTGAGTAGCACGGTTTAATATACAGACTTCTATACTTGTTTCATCGTATCCTGTAGACAATATGCCACTATTGCATATAACAGTGAATTTACCGTCATGGAAATCCTTAATAAGCTGCTCCCTGTTTCCTGTAAAATGCTTATATTTCTCATATAATTCCAACTCATCTAGCTTGTTCTTATCTATGCCTGATATGAGAAATTTTGCAGGAATACCAGCTTCATTAAACTCGGAACACATTCTTATCGCATTTGCCTGTGTGGCATCAAAACAAATTGCTTTCTTCATCGGGCAAATGCGCATATAGTTTTCAATTACCCCCTTGTACTGTACAGACTTATTGAATACCGCCCCCATCTGCCTGCTATCGAAGTCACCTGTACGATAATCGGTATTAACCTTAGACAAGTCGGGTGCATCAACTGTAAACGTCCTCAACTTGGTTATGTTTCCCCGCTCCATCATATCCTGTATCTGAGCGGTTTCTACAATCTCTTCATAGTTCATACCAAGCTGCCTTTGGTTCCCACTTCTCATCGGGGTTCCTGTAAGACCTACTACATACTTATCATCAAGCAAACCGGATTCAAAGAGAAAGTCCGCGTCAGAGGTATGACAATTACCTGATATGAATGTAAAACTTTCATTCGCACGCACAACTATATTATGGGATGGTACTTCAACACAATATACATACCCATTATATTCAACATATTCTTTTTTGATATTTTGCCCATTTATATAACTTGTTTTGTGCATAAACACTCTATACACATCTTTATAATGGGATTTTCTATTATCCTTTTCAACAATAATGTATGCTCTATATCCAGCTTGAACCGCTACTGATGATACAAAATCAGCATTTTCTTTCACAACAGAAGAATAATAAAATAAATTATCACTTATAACGCTCCCATCCCATTTTACAACTTCATTTATAAAATCAACAGCCCTGTCATACCCCATTTCTATAGAAAAATGAGTAGATAGAAGTTTTGCATTTCCTTTTGGTATTTTGCACATCCATCTACGTGTGTTTTTTCTATTACATTTTATTTCCCTGCATTCTATGTTTTTAGATATATCTAAAAAATGATTTATTTTTTTAGGTCTTGTAAGTTTTATTGAATAACTGTCGTATTCAATACATTCATGTTGAAATGTACCATCAGCCTGTATGGCTATGAATAATCTTTCTAAATCAGTTAATAAATCATTATATCCACATCCTTTCCCATTAATAGGTATATATTTAAGGATATTAAATTTTATATTTTTTACACAATCAGAATATATACCTTCTTTCCCTTTTATTTTATATATCTGATTGTGGTTAGGAGTCATATATACATATTTCCCTCTATACAGTGTTAATTTACACATTTCTCCTTCATGGTAGCGTTTTATAAATCGCAATGGCTTTACAAATTCAATGTTGCCATTATCTGTATATTGTGCAACCCTTTCGTTACCTTGCAAAGAATCAAATCTTACATATCCTTTATCTGTTAATATTTCTACATCTCCACGAAAACACTCGTCAATCTGAACTAATTTTACACTCTTAATCCATTCAACCCATTCGGGTTTTTCGAGCCTTCTACGGAGAGTTTGAGCCATTGCGGATACTACTAGACCTTTAGGTATGTTCCTGTGTTTAGGAGAGATGTATTCAGCCTGTATGCCAACTCTTTCCAACGTTCCCCCTGTCTGTGTCATAAGTTCAGATCTGTGGGATACGATAAGCACCTTATTCCCCTTTTCAACAGCACCTTTAGCCATAAAACTCATTATGACCGTTTTGCCGTAACTTACACAGGCTGAAAATATGACATGCTTATGATTAGTCAGGGAATTTCTCAGACGGGTTATCCCCACCTCCTGGTAATCCCTTAGCTTGATTTCGTTTGTACTCATCTTCTTGTATCATTCTTTCAAGTTCGTTTTTCAATGCAATCACAAAAGCCATGCACTCTTCTCCTTCAAACTGCTTGATAAACTGCCTGGCGGCATCTTCGTAATCAGGAACACATTCCTTTTTGAAGTATTCCTCATTGTCTTGAAGAACCATCCAATCCTCGAAGTGGTGGTTCGGTTTTTTCTTGAATATGTGCAGCAAAATGGCAGTGTCACTATTTAGTTTGATTAACTTCCTGTCGTAGTTTTCAAATTCGTCAACGTAATCCGTATTCATCTTCGTAAAACAATTTAAAGTTTCTCCATCTATGCCCGTTTTTCCCCTTACAGAAAGAACTGCATGAGCGTTGTGGCATACCTAATTTCCTCTCACAGTCACAACAGGCTTCAAAGCATAGGAATCTGTTCGTACCATCCTCTATCGCAATGACAGCCCTTTTATTGTTTCTATGACCGAGATAAGAACCGTTTTCCTTTCGTTTCTTTATGAGTTCCTTCATAATAACTCTTTTCTTTTCACGTTCCTCATCCGATACTTTCCTTCCTTTCTTGAATCCATAATTATGACCTTTGACGAACCTTCCTTTTTCGTCACGGTAAGATATTGGATAATCTATCCATAATTCGCTAATTGCTGGCATTGAAATCTAACTTTAGTTTTACAATTTCATCACTCATGGCATGTACTCTTTTCAGCCATGCCATTTTCCACGCTTCTTTCCCTATGCCATATATACGATATATATCATCTCCTGCATTGTCAAATTTAATAGGAGTGCATTCTATGGACTTACACCTTGTACCATCCATAAGTTCAACATCACCTACACCACCATTGAGCATAATAAAATTGATATTGTTCTCTATAGCAAGATAAGGGACGATTATTTCGTCCCCATGATTAGGTTTGTTGTGTTTGATAAATGTAATCATAACAATTTAGACAATAAATCTTCAAACTTATCCTCATACCACAACGGTTGTGTTTCTTTAGGATTATTCGGGCTTACTTGGTTTTCCCCATAAGAAAGACCTTTTTCCGTGATTGATTTGAATCGTTTTTTCTTACCGTGTGAAGAATTTCGGCTCAATTCGCATAGGTATCCTTTTTCAATAGCTGCCTTGTTAAATGCCTGTGCGGAAATTTTAATTCCTTTTTCAGATAACAACTCAGAGGCAGACTTTAATATCCCTTTCGATGATGTATAATCTGGAAGAGATATATTTAATGGGTCAAGTATCTGTTTTGCGATAATCAACTTTGAATTATCATTTAAGTTCAAGAACTTTGCCGCCCATGTAGCTGCATTCATTTTATCCGATATGGTTGGTTGATTATCAATTGACTTATTCTCTATAATCTTATTAACGGTATGATGGAATACTTGTCGGTAAACCTCAAATACTGATCTTACTTTTCTTGCAATAAAAAATTCAAGACAAGGAACAGTAATATGATAATCAATTCTTCTTGAATAACCGATTCCATTTTGGCATTTTACTTTTTGGGTGATTGCCTGATAATCAACACTTTCAATAAACTTTTCTTTAAGTTCGTTTACTGCTTTATGCTTGTCTTGATAAACAAGCATCCATACATCATCAAAATTTACTGGAAATTCGTTATCTGATTGTGATAGCTTTAATATTTCATTGAAATACGCCTTAATTTCGCTTTCACTACTTTCTTTAGATAATGTTATATTTGTTGACATATTATTAACTTTTTGTGGTAACTCCGCAATTACCCGTTACGTATTTGAAACACCAACAAAGTCATTTACTTTTCTTATTGGGTATTTTTTTGCATCACGTTCGTTGAGTGAAAGATAAGCTAGAGCCATTTGTAACTTATCCTCCATCCTGTCTATATCATCTTTATAATCGCTTCTGTCAAGTTCCCAATACAAAAGCCTTGACGGATCGTTAACTGGGCGTAAATCAAACGGATCATCATCTGACTTGCCGTCATATACGATATAATACATTTTATCCACATCGGGATGGGAAAGGAAATGCGACATTAGCTGCCAATAGTATTCCTCTATCGCCTGTTCCTTTGTTGCTTCTCTCAAATATTCAATCTTACTTTCAGAAGTAAAGCATTTCACTTCTGCTATATAAGATAATTTACCATTGACATCAAATCCATATCCATCGGGAGAATCGCCATATCCATCATAGATATTATCGACAAAAACAATTTCGTCAAAATCATCCGCACAGGACATTAGTCTGGAGAACGTGTTATGGTTAAAACATTCTATAGCGTCTTTTTCATGATCCTTTCCCCACTCCATATCAGAAGTGGATATATGTCGGCATGGTTTGTTTAACCTTCTCTCCCTTGCAACCTGATAAAGATAAGAGATAGCTGTATCTCCGAAAGGAACATCAACTGTCTTTCTCTTTACACCCTGTTTTTTTGCAACCTCTAGTTCGGAAGGTGTCATTTCCCTTCTCCCAGAAACCATAAGTTTTCCAATGGCGGAAGAGGTGATTTTACCACACCTCTTCATAAGCCATAATTTTTCTTTTTCTTCTGCTTCCATTATTTTTTAACTGATTCGTTAAACAATTTCATAGCTTCAGCGTCCACATCATAGCTTGCCGTGATGTATCCAATGTCGCATTTCCCACTTTTCAATGCTTCCAATGCAGCCTTGAATTTATCAGAGTTGACTGTCATCTTCTCTTTCTGTGGTGGTGGCGGAACATCACGCCCTATACGCAATCCGTAGACCTTTCCTCCATCGCTTGGGTCACGTGTCAGTTCCTTGCATAATATAACACGGAAATCACGGATGGTTTCAGGATAATCAGTTTGTGCCAGCTTAGTGAGGCGTTTACGGTTCGTACTGTTCAATAGCATAGGTTTAGGAACAAGGTTTGTTTCTTTAAAGTAAGCAATCCATGATGGTTTCTTGCTACCTTGTACCTTTGCATTCTCATCCCATACGATATGGGATATTGTAGCGATGATAGACTGACCGTTAGGAAGTATTTCTACTCCTACATAATCAGATTGACTTCCAGTTCTCCAATGATGGAGAAGTTGGTTTTGTTGTTCGTTAGGCATAATTATTGGATATTACTTGTTGAAACTATAGTTGCACTCCCTGTCTTGTCTACAATTACATTTTTATCACCTATAACAGCTTCCGTCTTGTCTCCACTAGGAAACTCTGGTAAAGATTTATTATCTTCCTCATATAGATAAACATCCATGATAGCTGTTTCGGTTACGGATGCAATCACGTAGTCTGCCATTGTACCTTTCATTCCTTCGTCAAGTTTCTTTACAGAATCTCGAAGGTCGGAAGCCTGTACCAGTACAGTAGTGGAGGTCTTTTTCTCCGCTCCGCTCTTTTCGTCCAGCGTAATGAAGAACAGCTTGCACTTAAACCATCGGTCGGCTGCATCTTCCTCAGATGAGAATAGTTCGCTGTAGTTGGCTCGTTTGATGTCCGAAACAGTGAACTCTCCACTAATAAACGGTGTCATTTCAGATATAATACGTGCTTCTGCCTCAGTAAAGCTAAGCGCGTCAACCAAATAGGGTTCTGTTACTTTCTTGTTTACACCATTTTCCATTATCTTTTCGTAACGGATTTTGCATTCAAAAAAATTCATCATAATAATTAAAGTTTAAATTCTTTTTGTTTCCATATTTTATTTATCACATAATTTCATAAAACACATCCATATCGTCTTACTTTGTCTACCAGTTGTATGTCCAAATAGAGGTTTGAAAGGAATAACAGACAAAACATCTGATGCTTTTATCTCGCTTTCATTCCATTTGAAGATAAGTGTACCATTCGGTTTTAATACCCTCATGCACTCCTTGAAACCTTCATGAATAATACTTTTCCAATCATCAGGCAACTTGCCATATTTTTTTGCCATCCATGAATTTTCTCCAAGTGTTTTCAGGTGCGGTGGATCAAATACAACTTGATAGAAAGAATTATCTTCAAATGGTAAATTAGTAAAATCTGCGATAATATCAGGTTTTACCTCTATAGTCCTTATCTTATCCCTATCTTTGGCCGTAAGTGTTTCTGAACGTTTGTCAACAAATAACACATTAGGATTTTGTTTATCAAACCAAAACATACGACTACCACAACAAGCATCCAATATTAATTTATCGTTTTTCATTTATTTGTTATTTACTTACTGTTATTGATGTGTGAATCACATGTATGAGGGGCGTGACAGAATCGAACTGTCCTCCTCTACAATGCTGCGCATCACATTAGTCACACCAGCCAAACGCCCCATTTTCGCCCGCCCTATCTTAATAAATAAAGCAGGCATGTAAACAAATACACTTAATTAAAATTATCTTCATAGTCCGGTTCTTCATCCGGCAGGTCATTACCGAAGTCCATAGGAATAAACCAATCTGAAATATAGTCTTGCATAATCATTCCTCCTTTATATTTTTTATACCATCTTCAAGCATTTCAGATAAACAAGTTCCTCCATTGTAAAACTGCATTATATAACTGTAAGTTCCGTCATTGTTTGGAGTAAGGATTGATATATCTTCTGTGTCTTCTTCTTCATTATCTTCAATGATTTCCCAAAGAGTGCCATCAACTTCAATCACAATAGATGGATATGGATCTGTTAATAACGCTTCCTTATAGGATTTATAGCATTCGTCTAAACCTATTCCAATAGACTTACATTTTTTCTCGCACCATTCTTCAATGGTATAATTTCCTAAATCAACTTTTCTTACCTTACCGATATGTCTTTCCATTTCGCTCATACATCCTCCTTTTCCTTGTCATGTTTAAAATATTCATAATTAATTTCTCCATTGACAATCATATCCATAATTTCCTCATCAGAAGAGGAAGCTATTTTCATCATAAACTGATCTCTTTTCACCTTTTCTATATCTTCATTCTCATCAGATTTTTTAACCTTCTTAGCTTTACGAGCCATGTATGATTTTGCATTTTTAGCTATGTTTAAGGCGTATTCTGAATCATATAAAGACATCATGGACTGAATATATATTCCGTTGATCCTGTCAAATATTTCCTGTTGTGGAAGACAAAGGAAACTTGCTGCATTTTCTCCCATGTATACCTTTATCTGCCACATGGTTTTTATATTTATTATGTGAATATATCCATCTTTAATTATATCTTTGAGAATATAAAAGTCACCTACAATATATCCTTCGTCTATTTCTTTCTTTTTCATGTATTAATGTTAATTTTTACACACATTTTAAAACGTTAATCCGTTCAGGGCGATACCAACACCCACCCTATCTTCACAGACCGGGAAGGCATAAAGTTTATAAGCAAATGAATCTATATCAAATCAGTCAACCCAAATTTAATTTTAATAACATCGATGATGGCTTTATACTGCTTCTCATAGATTGTGCCCGAATGGGTTTCTTCCACTCTCTTTTCAAACTCTTCAATACTCCCACGGAAGCATCCGCATGTTATTTCCACTTTGTTTTCTTTTGTCAGGTAGGCATGGGTGTGGCGGTTGGCAGAACCGAAACAGTCAAATCCGCAATGTTTATTATTGTTGTCTATCTCAGCATTGCCGGACACCCAAGCATTGCCGGACACCTCAGCATTGCCGTACACCCGAGCATTGCCGTACACCCAAGCATCGCCGTACACCCAAGCATTGCCGGACACCTCAGCATTGCCGTACACCCGAGCATTGCCGTACACCCGAGCATCGCCGGACACCTCAGCATTGCCGGACACCCAAGCATTGCCGGACACCCGAGCATTGCCGGACACCCAAGCATTGCCGGACACCTCAGCATTGCCGTACACCTCAGCATTGCCGGACACCTCAGCATTGCCGTACACCCGAGCATCGCCGTACACCCGAGCATCGCCGTACACCCGAGCATTGCCGTACACCCGAGCATCGCCGGACACCTCAGCATCGCCGGACACCCGAGCATCGCCGTACACCCGAGCATTGCCGTACACCCGAGCATCGCCGGACACCTCAGCATTGCCGGACACCCAAGCATCGCCGGACACCTCAGCATTGCCGGACACCCAAGCATTGCTTTCTTGGTCTAAGTTCTCATCTTTCTCAACATATCCTCCCAAATCACCTTCCTTGGCATATTTGAAAGACTTTGTACACTTGATTTGGAATAACTTCACTCCAAAAGCATTGATTATAAAGTTATCTGTTAGCTCAAATTTCTTTTCCATATTCATTCAAAATTAAAATTATCCTCACCGTTAGGTTCTTCGTCCGGCATATCATTACCGAAATCCATAGGAATGAACCAATCTGAAATATAGTCTTGCATGATTTAATCCTCCTTTTGGCTACTTAGCCATTCTTTATAATCTTTCTCGTAATATTGGGGTATTATACCTTTCCTCATAAAGTCTATGTATTCTTGTACAGTACAATCATCCCAATCAACTCCGTTATCTGGTATATCTTCCGTTTCTGATGTACAAAGAGTGTATTCAAATGGATTATACCCACTGTTAAGCCCATATTCTTCAACTATCTTGATTACATTTTCATCAGTGGTTATTTGTTTGATTTCACTTTCAGCCACACACCCGGATATTTCAGAGTGCTTGCCAAGTACTTCACCGAAGTAAACACTGATTTTGTTATTCACTAAGTATTCGACATCTTCTGTGTCTGCAATAAATACTCCTTCAAGATTGCCCATTCTTCCGCAATCGAAGTCCATTTTAAATAATGCTTTCATTTAATCCTCCTGTTCTTGTTTGAAATATTCGTACTTTATTTCCCCATTTATGATCATGTCCATGATTTCTTCATCGGAAGATGTGGCTATCTTCATCATAAACTCATCTTTCTTCACCTTTTCAATATCTTCATTTTCATTCTTCTCCACCTTTTTCACCTTCTCCACCTTTTTTGCCTTTTCAGACATATAAGACACAGCATCTTTAGCTATTTTCAAGGCATAATCTGAATCGTATAAAGACATCATGGATTGAATGTATATTCCGTTAATCCTGTCAAATATCTCCTGTTGTGGAAGGCTTAGAAACTTTGCCGTGTTCGCTCCCATCATCACCTTTATCTGCCAAGATGTTTTTATATTCACTACGTGAAGCCATCCATCTTTGATAGGGCTTTTAACTATATAAAAGTCACCTACAATATATCCTTCGTCTATTTCTTTCTTTTTCATGATTTTATAATTTGTATTTTTCCAAAACAAGAATCATTTTATAATCTTCAATGGCTGATTTTATGGTATCATCAATCATTTTGTTGTGCGTTTCCGAATCTATATCCAAATCGGAAATTTTATACCCATTATCTAGCTTGTTTTGAATACTGAAATAATAATTTCTTATTGTAAGAACGTTTTTATGTATTTCCTCTCGTGTCATAAATTTACTTGCATTCTCTTTTCAGTTAATATACTTTTTCTTTTGTCTATCAATCGCAAATACTTGCAATTGATAGAACCTTTATTCACTTTAGTTCCATCAAGTTTCCTAATATCAAAGGAACCACTACTTCTTCTTCCAAATATGTAATACAAATCCTTTTGGTATTCAACCAGGTCAAACAACCTAAAACCTTTCACTAAGAATGGTGCTTGATTGAGTTTCTTCCTGCCACCCTTTAAGAAATTAGCCTTGTGTATCTGCCTATTTTGGCATCTTACTTTCTTCTGATAGAAATAATAACCTAAAGGTTTAGCCACAGGATTACCACTTATACACCTTGCATCAACATAATGATCTTTAGGAAGATTGTTAGTGATACGGGTATTTTTCGTGATATAACCAAAAGTCATATTTACATTAGGATAGATATTCTTTAGTCTATCATAGAGACTCCATCGCATAATTCCCATAAAGGCGGCATCTCTAAAGGACTTTCCACGTTTTACATTTAACTCAAACTCACCTCTATGATATGCCTTGTGGCAAGTTTCGCAAAGAGTAATCAAGTTATTTGGGCTATCCCCTCCCGTCTTTCTACTCTCAATGTGATGCACATTCAAGATCTTATCTTTACTTTTACCCTTACAATGTTGGCAAGTATAACCATCACGAAACAAAATATACTCACGCACATTAAAGAAATCAAGTTGTTCTCCTTGTTGGTATTCACTTCCAGATATACTTGGATTCTTAATCTTCTGTATATCAAAGGAAGCAGTTTCAACTACGATATTAGTTATCGGTAGGAACTTATGTATTTTTTCTACAACAGTCAAATGAGTTTGAATTTTGTTTTCAATAGATGGTGCTAGCCAACCCTTGCGTTTAGATGAAACCCTATTATTGAAACGCGCCTTGCGATAACGAAGCCTACTCCTACGAGTTCTTCTTTGTTCTCTACGAGTAGATAGTTTCTCTACAATGTCATTTCTAAGTTCCACATCTGCTGCATACAATTCCTTTTCACTTGTTGTTGCTGATATGCCGATATGCTTGCTACCAGCATCTAAACCCAAACTTATGGGCTGCGTATAATCTGTTGTGTCATAATCTAATTGAATTGTGAATGGGATACGGCACACAACGTGGGAAAGACCATTCTTTAATAGCCTTCTCACTTTACCAAACCTTTCAGTTGGCATAAGTGCTTGTCCTTGTTTGTTAATTATATAAACCATTTTACTATAAGTCAGATTTCTCCGTTAAATACTCATCGACAATGTTATGGAGAGGTTTTAACCTTAGAGCAAGGGGCTTGAGCAAGCACCCCTTGGTAACTATATATTCTCTCCTAACGTAGCACCCAAAGTGCTTAGTCTAATCAACATCTACAAGTCTTTAGCTTAGTAAGTAGTTGACTTTCGCGGCAAAAATTTATTTTTAACAAATGATAAAAGCATAATGGTTATCTCGTCAGCATATTTGGCAAAATCGTCCTGATATTCCTCATCCACATTGTTATCCATCCACATAATTTGATTCTTTGCCATAGTACCTACCTTTTCAAGTGTTTCAAACATTTGAAGACTAGACCCTGGAAGTACCTTCTTTAGCATTTCATTAAGCTCAATAGAGGATGAATGTATAATATCAGCACAGAAAGCAATAGCATTAATATACATCATCCAATCAGTTTTTTCATCATCTGACATCTTTTTGATAATCTCCATACCTCTTACATACTTACCGTCAGGATAAGCCTTTATATATGCTTCCTGGAACTCCTTTATCTTGGCTGTTACGCGAGAACATTCAACCATACGACCTTTCTTGATAAGATCGTTCTGCTGCTTGCGTAATTTCTTCATTTCCTCTTCTCTCTCACACTCCTGTATTAACAAATGTCTTTCCATTATCCTCAATGATTTTTATTAGTTCTTTGAATTGATCTGCAATAATCTCTAGTTTACCCTGTATCTTCTGATTAATATTCCCATCCTTATACGCACTCTGAAACCCTTCGTACCGTGAGTCAATGCTAGAATAGCAGAATGAATCAGATGTAATGTTAACCATCGTATTATCACCGTCTATAAACGGCTCTGGTATATCCACTTTTATCATCATAGAAGACCAAAATAATTATCAAGTTTTTTAATAGTATCATCTTCATCGTTCAGAACATACTCAATTACTTCACGTCCTGAAAGTGTTATTCTCAACTTCTTGACACTTTGTGGATTGGCATGTCCGTTAGAGTAATTGTTATATTTAACAATCTCCCATCCTTTAATTGAAGACAACATCCTCCGTTTGCCACACAAATTTATGGCTTTTGGAACAAAATCTTTTTCTTTCCTATCCATAATTAATATATTTTAAACTTTTCAAACATCTCATCTCCCAATACTCCGCTAATGAACATGGTAAGTTCTATTTCCCATTCATCTGCCTTACCCTTCACGAACGGATAAGTAAGCTGATGCCATTCATGGTAATCAAATAACTTCATGCGAAGTGGAAAATAGTCAAACAGCTTCTTGTTTCCGTAAAATACACGAATATGATTACTTTTTAACTCTGTGTAGGACAAACCATAATAATCTAATATCTCATAAAATTTGTCCATTGGCGTAAAATTACACTTCATTTGATATATTCTTTTAGTTGTTTATGCAACGATTTCATATACTCTATTATTGTATCCACATTAGGATCTGAAAAGTCCACATCTTTTATGCTTTTCAACTTTATCCCATACACTGAAACAACAATAACTTCTATGATGTTATGTTCTCTATCTTCACGGTATAACACATCTTGAATGCTAGATGTATTAATGATGGGAAAGTTATCAACTTTTATTAAAGATTTATATTTACCTAGCATTGTTGGCGTTATTGACGTTATATCGTTTTCTACAAAATCAAAAAACATATTCTCGTCATCTCCGCAATCTACTGTTTCAAGAAACATACGGATAACTTCCCACTCTGATTTCACGTGAAAAGTATTATCTGACTTGTCTACAAAGATGCCATCACCAAATCCATCCAACGATTTTTCGGAAGCGGTGTACTCTAACCGTTCAAGTCTGTTTCTTATGTCGCTTGAATCCTTTCTAATCAATACCTTCATGAAAAATATTACGTTTAATTACTATTGTCGATTGCTTCGGTAGGCTAACCTGTTCACTGTTTTCCTTGTTGGTCAAGATATATCTTTCCCCGGTATCACTAAACAGGAAATTATCTTTTACAAAGGGTATTTTCTTTCCATCATACCCTACAATAAAGCAGTTTTGAAAAATTTCTAGTAGAATCATTGTTTTATCACTTTTACGGTTACTAAAATCGGGGGAACGCCTTCCCCCTAAATTTTCGTTATAGATGTGTCAGCTTCTACACTTAAACACAATGCAAATATAATTAATAAAATGACATACTATCAAATATTTTAAAATATATACTATTTATTCACATTTGTTAAAGTATGCTTTAAATACATTTACATTGTATATATTAACCTGTCCATAGTTAGCATCAAAAATCTTTTTCACTTCATAACCTAGCTCGTAAGATATTACTTTCATCTTTCTCCAGCTAATATTTCTCCAATTGACACCGTTTTCCTTTGACCATCTTTTGATACTATACCATTCCTTAGATTCGTCTAGTTGTTCCGTCTTTAGTTCTAGTTGTAGCTTTGCTTCCTTGTTTTCCAAGATTAATGCTTGATTCCTTTCATACTCATCAGCCCAAGCCCTAGCAGCTTCGGCAGGATTGTTGAAGTTTGGAAGTTCTGATGATATAGAAGTATTCCCCGTGGTAAGAAGCTCTTCGATCTTATCATCTACCCAAATAGCAAAATCAGTGGATAATTTTTGAGCAACCCTAAGAGCTATTTTTTGATGTGCCCATGTTCCTTGCTGTGATACATTTCCTCCCTTTATAATTTGCAGTAAATCAGTCGAAATAAAATTTTTTATTTCGCTCAAACGATTTACATAATCAGTCATTTCCTTAGAATTTATAAGGTATTAATGTACATGTATTCACAAACATTTTAGAACGTTAATCCGTTCGGGGCGATACCAACGCCCGCTATCAGTTATCATAAAAGAATCACCGAATACTTTTCTACCGATATTAAGCGCACCGTTGACATCGGCATTGACACGGCAGATAGCGCAAAGCCTGTCAGAATGATTGATGTCAAATTTATAAACTAATTGCATATTCGCTATAATATCCTCCTATTATTGACAATGCAAATATATTATATTGTTATTACAATAGAAAAAAACACGTGTTAATATATTATAAATATGTTACCTTTTTGTTATTTTGATTTTTCTAGCTATCTTAGCAACTTGAAATATGGAACAAGTATAACCATTTGTTATAACGATTTGTAATGGTGTCAATTTGTTCCTTAATACCTTCCATTATAAGAAAACATCTTACCCATTTCGGAGGGATTTGCCGTACTTAAAACAACACCTGTGTCATTTAAGTTTTCTTCATTAAACTGTCGCATAAATAAAAAAAAAGAAGCAGAGATCTCTTCAACTTGCGACAGTTATACATTAGACTTATGAAAAATGTATGAAGAAACCTCTGCTTATATTTTAGGTAGCAGCTATCATTATAAAACAAAAAAGTCCAAAAACTATCGCACCGCAAAGATACATAAAGTTTTTATAATACCAAAAAAAATCATTATTTTTGCAAAACAATTAAAATGAGTAATATATGGTAAAGAAAGTGATTAGGGTGAATGTTAAATCACCTAAAGTAACATCAAATAAAAAGGCATCTCCCATAAAGGTCAAGATAAACATGAAGAATACGGGAGGATTACAGCCCACAGGAAAACAGAAATTATAATCTACAACAGTTTCTAAAACCATCGGTTATAGATTGATGATTATTTATATTCCTATCTCCGAATCGTTGATGTAGATACAATGCAATAAAGAAACATACAGTTACAAATCCTATTGATATATACGAATAAAACATAGTGCATCTCACATCCTCAAACACCACATTATTAAATACAATATCCAATATTGCGTATATCAACATCTCAATGACAAATACTCTATGGTATATACAAAATAAAAATACCTTTGACAACACATAGAACAATATTGCATTAAACAGTTTGGCGTTAAAGAATATGGTAAGGTACTTGTCCGAAAATGGAGTGGCATACTGAATATACTCCAATGTGTCACCATCATAATACTCAATAATATCCCCTGTTCCAACAGAGTGTATAACCTCACACTGATGGACAAGTATTGCAAGACAGAACAATATAGGATAACATCTTATCACCCAAATAAGAAACGTCCTGTAGAAATTGTTCAAGCTTTCCTCTAGTATTTTGTCTTTCATCTTACTCTCCTTGATAAGTTTCTAATAATTTCTTCTTTCGTTCTCCCTTTCAATAAGTTAAGATCAATTGTTGCAGAACCCACCTTTATGCAACCATCAGATATGTATTGCTGAACACGTTCGTTCACTAAATAGTCTACACCAAGCATATCCAATTTGGACAGTCCTTTTACATCATTGCTCCTGCTTAGTATAAATCCACCTACCGTTCTCCAGATACGTCTATATTGGCTTATTCCGTCCTTTACAGGCATGATTATGTCGTTTTCAAACAAGGGTATTCCGTTCATGTCAAACACGCCTGTAAACCATTCTACAACACAACCACTACTATCTCTTACACGTCCATAAGCATCTATGGATACATCGTCAATAAGAAGTTCATATCGCCCCGTTACTCCATTAAATATACGGAGTAACGGGAAATCAATGTCATTTCTTTCCATTTCCCTTAATCGCTTCAATACATTCCTTTGCCCCATCATCAAAACCATGCTTGTACCCCTTAGCGTATTCTCCAATGTTATACACCGCCATTGCAAATACAAACAGAATAATACCTAAAGCCTTATGCCAACCGGGCAACGATATGGAAAACGGCTTAAATGTAATTGTTAGATCTCCAACCCATAATAGGGCGATAATACATATAGATATAAATAAAATTGTTTTCATCGCTTATTTTCTTTCAATAATTCCGGATTATCATATATGTTACCTATCACTTCAAGATGATTATCTTTGCACAATAAAAATCCACGTTGATTATTTAACAAACGAAACCCACCATCAATATAATCTACTGAAAAATTGTCGCAACCAGCAACATTGGAACAAAAAACTCCATTAGGAATATCAATCCCATATTCTTTTGTTTTGACTATATCCCCCTCGTAAATCTCTTTGCCGTTCTTGTCACATAATCCGGTGAACTGTCCTACTGTTTCAGGAAGAACTACACAAGTTTTCTTTTTTGGAATAAGTTCAGCATTTTCAACGAGTGTAATAGTTGGGTAGTATCTTGGATATGTTGTCAAAGATCCTTCTATCCACTGTCCTGTTTCAAATTCTTTCCCTCTGAATTTTATTTCACGTTTCATAATCAATATCTTTTTCCGTTCAACATAGGTCTTAATTCATTGTATCTTATCTTCTGTTCGATATGCCAAAGCAAATCTACGCCATAGTCTTCCGACCATCCAATACCGCTTGGGTTAATCCTAATTTATCGTTGAAAAATATCTTCTTCATAATCATATAAGTTTTAATGCTTCCTGTAATCCGGCTTCAAGTGCTTCTTCATAAATATCCCATTCACCACCATCATTAGGTCCTTCATAAACATAACTAGTTATATGAGTTCCATCAACTTTAGATATTTCGTATCCATAGCCACAAGCACAGTTATATACGCATATATGAATGTTTTTGGTTTCACGTAACCACTTTTGGGCTATGGATTGCGGAGGAACAGATAAATATTTATAACAATGATTCAAAGTGGAAACATCTATGAGATATTTTCTTTCATTGAACCCTTTCTCTTTAAGCAGTTTAGCAGTTTCTAATGTTACAAGTTCTTCCTGTATCATACACTAAAATATTTTCGGTTCTTCTTTGTATGGAGATTTAACTTCGATAGTCGTGTTTACGGTAACTCTATCTTTGTAATATCCGCTTGCGCTAATCAAAAAAATTCCGTTTTCAAATCTAACATTCGTGATATCGCTATAGCATCCGTCTTTGACTATCATTACCTCTCTATTTATATCTTGCGCAGTAAGCAACAAATGCGCTAAATCCCGTATTGTCATTTTATTTATTTTTTAATCTTATTATGTCAAATCATTCATTATTATTCTCCTTTACACTCTTCACAATGTAATTTATAAGCATGGGCAAACATCTTTAACGTAACAGGGTCAAAGTGAAAATCTGCCTGTTTATCTTCTATGACAACTGAAACACATAATTGGCCGTCGCAAAAGTCAATATATGCCTCACCACCTCCATCCCCTCTAATGGAAAAGGTTTGTGTCTGTACACTATCCATGATTCTCCTCCTTTAGTCTTTTAATTAGGGCATCAGCGCAATTAAGCGAATATTTAGCTACTGCCTCAGAATTAATACCATTCTCGTTTGCTATAACAACTTTAATAATGTCTTTTGCCAATTCGTACCTACGTTGTTCCCAATCAATGTTTTCACTAAAGAAATTAAGTTCTGACACCTTGATATACATGTTTCCCACCAATGCAGTACCATCATCATATAAATCCTTAATCTCTACAATTTCTCCAGTTGCCTTTATTGTTGCTTTCATAATTTACTTTTCTTTAAGATTTACCTCAATTGAATATTTGTCAGTTAGCTCGGTTTTTATTGCCTCCTTACATAAAGTCCATAACATGTTATAGCCTCCTTGACGTTTTATTTCATCGGAAACCATACATCGAATCCAGTTGTCCAGAGAAACATCATTTCCATAAGTATTATGGAAAACTCGTTTAACCTCCTCTCTAATGATAGGAATCATTATCTCCCTTATATCCTCTTTAGTCAACTTTAGTTCGTTGTGGATATAGTTCTTTACTTCTCTGTATCTATATTTACTCATAATAATTATCCAATAAGTTTACGATCTTGTTTATTCCTCCTCCGTTATTATACATCCTAATAACACACCTAGATATTTCATTCCAAGTTCGGAAACATGGTACACAATTTGTTTTTCTATATCTAACAATCTTCTATTAGCGTAACCAATAAACACCAACTCTTCCCAATCATCATCAGGATGATTAACAATATACCAGTTACGATAAACCTTATATCTATTTCTTTTTATTTTACCACGCTCAAACCCTATAGCGTGTTCCATTTTTTCTATCTGTCTTAATGATAATTTTACATCATCCATAGCACTAATGTATAAATTCGTCCAATACCTTCTTTACAAGTTCATAGCGTGATAATGCCAATATTTTATCATCATAATGATTGTCATAAACATACTGATTCAAGTTGTCAATAAACCCATCACCGTCAAGACCTTCATCACAATCATCAAACATATCAAGTTCATAGGCTAATTGGGAGCAATCACAGTGACTAACCCAATCATAAACACGATCATCACAAACATTGGTCTGTCTGTTATATTTTTCTCCAATGTGTATTACTTCACCGCAAAATTCACATCTATGCTCTTTGCGAGCGATAGGAGTTTTATTTCTTAATACTTTTATCATTTTAATTCATTAATTAAAGCATCAGCACAAGCAATTGCAAACCGAGCAATGCTTATAGGTATTGTATGTTTCTCTCCTTTCTTGTAATCTGCTTCCGAACAAGCGTAACCAATTTCTGTATTGTCACTTAAAATCCCTTGCATTGCGGATTTAGCCAGTTCGTATCTACGCTGTTCCCAGTCAATAGCTGAAAAATCAAGTTCGCATTCCTTGAATACCATGTTATCACATACATATAAATAATCTCTGCTATGTTGAGAGTTGATGTTTAATTGGGGAGTTACATCCACCAAAACCCCTGTTGATTTTACTCTTGCTTTCATATTTAATATTCTGATTTAATAATAGTACCAAATGAACGATACCTACGCCAAACTATATTTCCACGCTGAATACTAGTAAGCCAATCACAAGCCTTAAATACTTGTCCTACATTATATAAAAATGGGCGTTTTTGTATTTTTCTTTTTATTCTTGCTTTCATATTTAATCGAAATACATTACTTTCTTACCTATACATACTTTGAACCTTGAAAGACATTCGCTATGTTGTGTGATATGGTTAGGATTATATTTGTTAACAAAACATCCAGTACGTTTATGGTATCTGACACAAGCATTTTCAGGAGATTTAGCCAATATCTCTTTCTCATCGCTAAAACTAAAAAATAAACTATCTCTATATGATACCTTATACCACTTTACTTGGCTTCTTATCTTTTTAAAATACTTTGCTTTCATTGTTCCTCCTTTGTTTTAAAATATTCAATCAGTTCGTCTACGGTGGCTTTACGGAAATTTCCTAAAATAATTGTTGAATTTTGATATTCTATACCCCAAAAGAAGAAGCTACCTTTAGGTTCTACGAAATAATGGTCATTACCAATAGCATCATCAAAAGAAACACTAAGTGAAGATTCTGCTATAAACCATTGAAACTTATTTGTATCATCCCTCAATGCAGCTAAAGCCAGGAAAAGATCCTCATTAGTTCCGCAATCAATGCTATCGGTTTCGTCGGGATGTGGAATATTACTGAAAAACTCAACACTATATAGCCTATATTCAGGTTCGGTGAAAATACACAAGTCCTCGTTAAGTTCACATCCGAATAATCTATATCCTAACTCGTTTAATCTGTTCATAAGTTTATATGGACTCTTTCTTATAAAGCACGATGTTGTAAATCCCATAATTATTCGTTTTTTAATAATCCTGATTTCCTCAATTTTTTTCTAAAATTCTTTTCATTTAAGGCTTGTTCATAATAGCAATTAGGTTCTATGACCGTTTCAGCCCTAGTTATAGGAAGCCCATTCAGTCCTATAGAAACATTATGTATAATAGAAGCTCTCTTTATCTCCCCTGTCTTAACGTTAAAAGAGAATAATATATGCCCTGGATTCCTCTTAACTTTTTTAATCAATTTATATTCTGTTTGTTGTTTTTGTAGATACTCTATCTGTTCTTTAGAAAGATCATCTTTTGTTACAATAGGTACTATATCCATTTACTTTTCCTCCTCTCCAACTTTAACATATCCTTTTTCAATACACCAGCACAGCATATCATAGGCTGCATCCAATAGATTTCCTGACAATTTAAAAACAAATGGTTCACATATGCCTATTTGATAACTTATACACCAAGGTCCAGCAAAAGTAGGTTCAATGTGCAGCTTATATTTTGTACCAAAGTCATTTATGTGTCGCGGTAACTTGCCGAGAATATCCTGCAAGGTAAAAACTCCACACTCTTTTTTTAAGGAATGATCATAACTACTAGTGTCAACGTAATATAGATTAAAATGGACATTGTACCAATGGTGCTTAATTGCTTTTTCAGCATCTTCCCATAACAATTCGCAACCATCATCATCCGTGGCTATTAATACCATGCTTGCATCACTTGTATCTAGCCCAAGCTCCTTCAAGTGCTTCATCTGTTCGATTGATAATACCTGTTTCATTCCTTATCCTCCTCTGTTTTAATATCCGTTACTTTACCACGATTGACAAAGAAGAAACAACCCATCACATCACACAGATATAATTCATTCCTCATCTTACACTTATTGCATTTTTTATTCAACGAACATTTACTGCAATCGAAATTTAGACTAGACGCATCAATCAGTTCAATCATTTCATGCAGCACTCCATCTATTATTATTCCGCTATTTATTTCCATACCGTTCATTCATTAGAAGTTACACCCAAGCACAATACTTTGCAAGAAACGCCTATATCGTCAAATTCTAGAGTTAAATAATCTGTATCATAAGGGTAAGGGTATCTGCAATTTTTCAATTCTTCATCCGTCAATTTGCGTCTAACACGCATCTCTATTTCGTAATCATCGGAAAGATTCTCAATTATTTTTCTAAGTTGTCCTACGTTCTTTATTTCCATATCTCAATATTATTTCCCTTTAATAACTATTCCACTAATACTACGTTGACCGGCAAAGGGATAAGTAATTGTTCCACCATAAAACTCAATGGTATCTCCATCAATGGTTATTGCAGTACCACCCTTCACATGATAAGATTTACGATCACAAGATGATAGTGCTAATATTAAACTAGCAAATAAAATCACATTTTTCATATTTTAATTTCTTTTCTCATTAATATCTTCTTCATTTTAAAATACAATTCTAAAGTCTTTGCCTTTCAATGTAGGAAGCCTGTCAGTAACAAACTTCTCCAGTTCTTCTATATCAATAGGGAATAATGGACAATATTCATACTTGAATGTGTGAACAAATCGTCCATCAAGCATTACATCAAAAATTAATGTTTTCATATCTCAACAATTGTATGAATACTAAAATCACAATAAAGATGATAATCCAACCAAGTACCGTAATTGCACTTATCATTCACATACCTGCAACGAACACTCCAACCTGCCATATATATTACCTCATATATCACACCTCTGTACTCAAACAAGTCGCCAGGGTTTAGTTTTCCTACTTTTATTTTTCCCATCTTACTTTCATACCTGTTCTATTATACAGTTTTCAAAATTAACATATAAATTGAAGGTTGATGCCGTACCGTCTTTTTTTACCTTTTTAAGGCACGGAACCACATTATCTCTATGATCAATTTCATAATCTACAATATAAGCATACTGTTTTGACTCAGGAACGGCAAAACTTTCAAGAGTGTCCAAAATAGTATATACGGATGATGGAATAGTAACACAAACTTTACTTCCAATAGGATAATTCTCGTTGGATTTAATATATTCCTTTTTAAGTTTCATCATTTCGTTATTCAATTCTCTTATCTTTGAATTGATAATTTCCCTCTTTGCTTTAAATTCCTCTTTAGTCATATACACACATGTTTAACACTCAGATAAAATTTGTAACACAATAAGCCATATGATGATAATAATTAATCGTCTAACATATTTCCACATAAAGCCCTCATTATCATTGCAAAAATAATTCCAAAAATCATAATATTACTCCTTCCTCACATTATTATCTATCCATTTCATAGCACCCTTTAAAGCGTCAGAAGTAGATCTGTAAAACATATCTACAAAAAGATCCATCCGTTGTCCTTTTGCACCTCTCTTAATTATCCTGTACATGAAGTCGTTTTCTCCAGTGACTTCTATAGTACATCCCTTATATTCTGTAACATATTTATTTCTCATATAGCAAAGATATAGTTTATTGGTTTGCCAACAACTTTTTATTAACTTTTATTAAGCGTTTTTCCCAGTCGTTCAGATCTACACCCGTCTTAATTTTCTCCATAACCGAAGCTATATCAAAAGATTTGCATTTTTCATATAATTCGCTCATTGTCGCGCCTTGTATGATCACTCCATTCTTTTCCCCGGAAAAATACCCGTCAACACTCTCTATTACATCCCATTTACGCCCCTCTAATATAGATTGTTTGTTATTCGTTCCCATTTATCAAATTGCTTAAATTATTATTCGTTTCGGTAATGGTTCGCCAATCTTATACAGTTCTATGCTTGTAACTTCTTGTGTTTCTTTAAGTAGGTTTATCCCATCGCTGTAGAAGTTTATCAGCCTTATAGCCTCGAATGCGTTACATGGTTGAAGCATTATACTACGTGTTTCCTCGTTAATCTGAATAAAATAATTCTTTTCCATAATCTTATTTTGTCTTTAGTTAGTAATAGTTCCGCCCGTGGAACTTGCACCACTTGCAGGGCTTTCAACCTTTGGCGGAATAGTTGATTACTTAAACACATGATCTATAAATACCGTATTAGTTTGCCATTTTCCGCACTTTTTGAAAACGAAATACCCGCGTATTGTTGCCGTTTCATTCATTCCGTTTGCAAAATCATAGGCGGCTTGTTGGTCCTTCCCGAATTCTTCGTTTATCGTTCCGCTGTTATTGCTCACCCTATAGCGTAGCTTTGCAGGGGCCTTTGTTCTATCTGTAATAATATTCATACTTTCCGTTTTGTGCAATTGCTTGCGGTTAATAATTCGTTATTAATATCCTGCATACACTTCGCGCGGTGTAGGCGCGTTGTTTCCTTCCGTGTATTGGTAGCCTGTATTTATTCGCCAATAAGGCGATGAGCCTAAATACTTTGCCATGCGGTTACGATAACGTGCGTATATGCGAAAGTATTCCATAAATCTGCCGCGCTGCCTTACATAGCTGCTTATTCGCTTCCATTGCTTATTTAATTGTTCGGGTGTTTTCGTTCTCATATTCTCTTTTATTTAATGTTTTTAAGTTTATAAAACTAGTTCCCGTATATTCATCAAAGACTACGGTAAGCCGATACGGGATAATTGGTTACTTTTGGTTTTTCCATGTATTGTAGTCATTCGTAGACTCAAAACATATGAAGCCTCCATACACCTTGGCGACATTTGAAGGCGTAAACGGACATTCTCTAATAGCTTGATACCTTGTTTTTACTTGTGCAAAATACGTTCTCATTGTTCTATTTTTTTTTATTGGTTTATAATAGTTCCCGGCGGCGGTGTCGCTCCGCTTGCTGTCCTCCACGCCGGAATAATTCGTTTTATCCGATTATTGTAACCGTATCGTATTCTTCACGCTCCCAGCCTTGATAATCACAATACTCACATGTGAATATAGGCATATCACGTTCCCCGCATCGGTTAAGGCTCGCCCATGTGGTTGGGTCGGGTATGTTATTTTTCATCCACACGCTATAATAGCGTTTTTCGTCTTCATATAGCTTGTATCCGTTTTTTTTGGTTTCATTATATCCGTCTTTTACGGATGTTACGTTATAATTCATATTTCTTTTATTTTGTGCGGTTGCCCGCAGTTAATACTTATTTCTCTTGTAATCCTGTGTGGTAGCCATCAAGCCATATTAACAACTCTTTCGGGGTGAAATACCCGCTTATACGCTTATTCGGGTAACGTGTTGTTATTTCGCCATCATCACCATCCGCCAATATTATAGCGTATGTATGTTTCGGCAAACTTGATGGATAGAGGGAGAAACCATTCGCCCTGCAATATGATTGTAATTGCTTTAATGCTTCTTTCTGTGTCATATCATTTAGTCATGATCGTACGTTATTCATCCGTCAATTTCAAAGTAAAACGTTCGTTTTCCGGATTATATGGTTTTTCCCATATTTGCCCGGTCAACTCTTCCAGCTTTTTTAAAGCCTCATTAGATTCTCTTTTCCAGCGTTCAACGATACCAAGCGAAAATAGGAGGTATTTAAAATGTTGTTTATCTTCTGCCTGGTAAAGCGAATCATATTCCGCCTCCGTGAGGCGCAAATAGTTGATTGCAGTTTCTTTGCTACTGTTCTTAATATGGTAAAACCCGTTTTCGACTGGGTGTATAGGCGTGCCGTAATGATCAGACAAATGAAGATCTACAAACATTTTAAATTGTGGGAAACACTTTATAATTTCCTCATAGCAACAACCACTAGCACGCAAAGCGAAACGACCGTTTTTGCGTTTCTCGTAAATATGTGATATTATACTCCAATTACCATCAGCCAGTAATATTTCAACATTGATTTTAAAGGTTGTTCCGGCTTGAACATATATTTTTGATGTTGTGTAATAAAGTCTATTTGTAGTCATAATATAAAGTTTTATTTGTGAACTCACAATACAGACCATACATATCTATAATGTCACAATCTGTAAATATTCTCCTTAATATATTATACATATTCTCAAAATTTTGTTTTTTCTAAATAGTCAGTTACCCGTATAGATAAGTACAGGCAACCCAATAGTATTAACGTTTCTATCATATCGCACCGTGTTTTATGTACTTGCAAAATAGTTCAAAATTGTTAGGTATAGTTCTTTTCATTTGCCCCTCTATTATGATTGAGTAAATCATTGGATCTATGATGCTTGCTTTACATATACCTGTTTTTGTTTCAAAATGTATCTCTCTACCTGTTTGCAGTTCGTTATACATTTGTTCTATCTCACTATCCGTATATTGTTTAATTTCCGGAAGGGAAACGCGGAATAGCTGGTATATATTACAATATCCTAACGAGGAAACTATAAGGAACTGATTACCATTTATTTCGCCATAGTAAAATTTACATCCATCATCAAAGTAAATGTAGTAACTGGTATAATCGTTTCTAAGAACATGATATAATTCTCTTTTTTCTGCCTTAAAAAACCTACACACATCCATTTCTGCCATAACCGCCAGTTTCGTTTCATCATCGCAAAAGTCCTTGTATTCATTATAAGCGTAATGGCACAATGATTTAGCCCGCTTTAAATTAACTCTACGACCAGTTTCAAAACCGCCTATATGTACGAATGTTTCGATATCGGCTAACAACTCTTTAGCCTTTTTAGCTGTCATTTTTCTTGTTTCCATAATCAATAGTTTTTTCTCCTTTTACGTTCTTCAATTTCGCGTTCCCTCGCAGCCATTAACACGCACAATACGATCCAGGATAAGCCATAAAATAGACCATAAATTAAGGCAAATGACTTGTGCGAAGAAGAAAAAAGCATATACACAGGAATCACCCAACATGCAATAACCGCCAATACTGTAAAAAATGTTTTCATGTCTTATTCGTTTGTTTCGTTTAATTTTTCATCTAAAAATTCATCCAAGAATCGGGGAAATAGGTAACATCTTATAGTTACATCCATTACCTCGGCTCCTTCTTCTATCAGGCTTGCCATATCACTTCCAAATTCTTCGGCAGCCTCAATAAATAGATCCATATTATGACATAGATTTTCTTCTGCGACCCAACGATTAAAGGTATAAGATCCCGATCCGTTACCCGTAACACTGTCAGACATCCACATGGCTTCATGCAGGCGATCTCTAATTTCATCTATGTTTTCCTCTCTTACCGTCTCATTATTGTAAGATAACCATTCATTACCGTATTCGATAACATCATTTTTCACTTCGTTTTCGTAATTGTAAACTCTATTTGTTTCCATAATTTAATTATTTAATTGTTAATTATTTCCCATTCCTTTTTAATAAATCCTTTAAAGTTGCCAAAATTACGCTTAAATTCGGCTATAGCTTGTTTTTTCGTTTTTCCGTAATAGCAATAACGCACCCCATTGTGAAACTCTACTGTTAACTTGTATTCTTTATTCGTTTTCATAATGCAATTTGATTTGGTTTGACATTGTACTCTGTATCTATACGGGCTTGTAACCGTTACCATCTATTCCGATGGCAGCTACATTACAATATCAAGGAGCTAATCACATATCGCACTAAAACACTATCGCCTGTATCAAGTATTCCGTACCTCTGTATCGTGGCTAGCCATACCGCTATTTATATACCGATTATCCTTTTTTTTCGGTTCCGTGCTATACTGTCACTATAGCAGGCTGTTTCACTACGTCAATGTCCTATCGTCTTCCGATCGTGTCCTATCGTCTTCCGACACTGCAAACATACTACTATCTTCTTAATGTTGTATATTTCGTTAACATCTATTATATATTTAGATTGATTTTGTCAATTTGAAGATATTTTGTATATATATTTTAGATTAATATTATATAATATTAAACAATAGTTAAATTGCACCTTATTATATATAATATGCACACGAAATATTAGCCATGTAAAGATTTATTGATATTAAAAAAGGTTAAAAATGGTTAAATTTAATTGTAAGTGTCTGAACGTGAGGGAATTACGAAACCTTAGTAATTGACACTTGTCAAGATATTTTACTATGTAAGCATTTTCGAAGCCATTCCTATATAGAAAGAATTTATTTTTCTTTACAAACGGCATTTAGCGTGATGTACATCCGTTGTTAACTGCCTTTAAATCAGTGCCATACCCCCTTTTATGACATCCCGTAGACGGGGTGTGTCGTTCCTGATAAATTTTTTCCAGAATTTTTTTTCCGTCCCTATTTTGCCTGTATTTTTATTTTTTGCTGTTTTCGTGGATGTTTCGGGTAGTTTTCAACAAAAAGCGATAAATTTTTACATTAAAAGTTACGAAAATCGTATGTTTTTTCGTGTGTTTCGTACGTGTTTATGTATTTTAACGGTCGTTTTGTGCGTTATAATGTATTGATTTACAGTATTCTTCGTTGATTTCGTCGTTTTGATATGTATCTATACTAAATTATGCGTATGGTTTCGTCATGCTTTTTCCCGTATATGTAGTATATGATGCGTGTACGTGCTAATGTATTGTAATAGAGTATATACGGTGTACGTGTATGCATACGTTGTATATATATATTACCATTAACATTTAATATATAAATTAATAGGGGATTTTTTCGTATAGGGTTACGATTCAATTTTTTTTGACAAGGCTAAATAGTTTGTTTTCAACCATTTAGTTGTCGTTTTTTGCGAGTTTTTTGACAAGTGTTGAAAAACGAAGAGTTTACGAAGTCTACGAAAAATCAACGAATTTCGTAGGTTTTTTACGAGTTTTTCGGGATTAATTAGTTGTTTATGCAACTATCGGTGTCATAATTTTTTATTTTATGTTAAATTATGCCAATTTTACATTTCTTAACGTACAAAATGATAAGTAATAAAAAAAATATAGTTAAATCCATTTAACTAAAATAAGAAAAATCACAACAAAAATAAAAAATAACAACAATCAACATATTTTACTTTTGCTATTCAAAACATACTGTGGGCGTGAAAGTAAAAAATCTTGTGTAAAAGAAGATAAACTATCTTTCTAAACACGCTATTGTTAAATACGTAAACATTCGTAGTTAAACAATTTAACTACGTAATTTTGTGTTTTTTTTTATGCTATATTTGCAGCGTATTAGAACGAATTATTGTAATGTGTGTGTATAAATATGGAAGAGGAAATAGAGATTAAGCTGAGACTGCCCGAATCCAGGCGTGTCATATGCCTTTCCGATGCCATGCCCGACAGGGAAAGGTGGTTTAAGGGAATGAGAGTACAGACATGGCTGTTTGGGTGGGTTACGCTCGTAAGTTTCAGGGACCGTCACTGCTGCCTTAAACTTGACGAGCCTCTGGAGGACGGTACAAAGGCGGTGTTCGTGACGGAGAAGACATTCGTCAAGCGCGTTCCCGTACCCTTGACTGCGAAATCACTCACTGCGAAGGAAATAGGTGTCAGCGTGGAGGGTGAAGTGCTGGAGTACGAGAGGAAGATGAAGCGGAAATGGGAGAAGGAGAGGAAACGTATCGGGGAGGCATGCGAGAAGTACGGATATGCGCTTCCGTATGAATGGAAAAGATCCCTCAGGAAATTCGCCTCATGGTGCGAGGACCAGATTAGACAGTACGGACATATCGTGGACGCAGACTACCTTATGCGTCATGACACGTCCGTTGTTGGCGGGAGAAGCGTGGATGATCTCAGGTTCGTGCCGGATGTGGACATTGAACCTGGCGTGAAGAATGGAAAAGGCGGGAAGAAGTACGCGATGGTATCACGGTGTGCGCTTATGCCTGGCAGTATAATTACAGCCATAATAAACGCGGGAAAACCGATGGTAAAATCCGTTTCGTTATGGCGGAACAGCTACTTCGTCAGGATGAGACGGTTCGGGTATACTTATAATACGTGCTGTTACGGGGCAAACACACGTGATGATGCGTTCACTTGGTTCAAGGACATCACAGTACAGTACATGGAGGACCTTATAGAGTATTATGGTATAAGACGTGATTCCATCGTGTGCAGGAAACTTGAACATATAGCGGACGTGTATAAGTCATTGGAGGATATGGATGCATCCCCTGACATATCCACGGACGAATATGACCTGTATCCTGTAGTGAGATTCGGTGAGATAGTGCCAGATGGGACGGGTGCTTCGGATGGAACGGATGGAACGGATGGAACTGGTAAAGAAGAAAGGAGGAAACAATGACTGTCGCTGAATCGGCTAAGGCTTCTTATGAATATATACTTGACTCCGTGATGGGAAAGCTGTCAGACAAGGGTGGCGGAAGAGGATTCAGAAAGGCTAGGGATGAGGGTGAATGGAAGCGTTCTATTTCCGCTATGGTTGAGATGGATATAGCGGATGCATGTAGGGAGTGTAATTTCCGTCGTCACAGAAGTGGTTCCATAATGGCTTTTGACGGAAAGATATTCGTTCCCATGATGAAGGATGATCTGATGCGTCTGTGTATGGATATGTGCAGGATAAACGGTCTTAGCGAGTTGTATATGACAGATACGAGTGAACGTTTCTATCGTACCATTGTGAAGAACGTGACGCATGAGATATTCAATCCTAAACGTAACTTCATCACGTTTGACAATTGCGTGCTTGATACCGAAACGATGGAGACGTTTGATTTCTCCCCAATGATAGAATCTTGCATACGTATACATATAGATTATGATCCGTCTGCGAGAAGTCCGTTGTGGGAGAAGTTCTTGGATGATGTCATTCCTGTGAAGGACACACAGGATGCCTTGCAGGAGTTTGTAGGGTGTGCTTTTGTTGACAGGAAGAAGATAAAGATGGAAAAGATGTGCTATCTGTTAGGTTGCGGCAGTAACGGTAAGTCCGTGTTCTTTGACGCTGTTGTCAATGCTTTGGGTAAGGATAATGTCTCTTATATGGAGATGGCTGATCTGTCAGGTGACAAGTCCACATGCGAGTACAATATAGCGATGATAAACGGGAAGTTGCTCAACTACGCTTCTGAGATGGGCGGGAAGGATGTGAGTGGGGGTAAGTACAAGAAATTCATTTCCGGTGAGCCTACTATGGCGCGTCTTCCTTTCGGTGAGCCTTTCCTTGCCGACATGATGCCACCTTTCATGGCCAACCTTAACAAGATGCCTTCCGTTTCGGACCAGACTTACGGGCATTTCAGACGGTCCCTTGTCATTCCGTTCTATCGTGTGTTCAAGGAATCGGAACAGGACAGGTCGCTTCCGATGAAGTTGTCTAAGGAATCGGCAGCTATTATCAACTGGATAATAGAGGGTGCAAGGCGGTTTGTGAAGAACAAGGGTGAATTTACGAGAAGTTACACGATAGAATCTGTTACGGAAAACGCAAGGCGTGATTCCAACAGTGTACTGTCTTATCTTTACGATTCAGGATATGACTCTTCTGGTGATATTGAAGAAGTTGCTATCCGTGATCGTGATCTTTATGTTAAATACATTGCATATTGCAATGACTGTGGTGTTAGACCTTACAGTAAGAGAAAGATGGTTGACATGATACGTCAGGAGGGATTTTCCGTTACTTCTGCGTGGGATGAGAACAGGAATAGGTTGTTCCAGATTGTCTTAAGACGGAAATACAACCCGGAAGAATACCTGCTTCAACAGGCTGATGATATAATGAAAGAAGATTTACCATTTTAAATTTAAAAATTGAAGTTTATGAAAAAGTTATTAAGTATGATGCTGTTATTTACAGCGATGTCTTTAATGTTCTCCGCATGTTCGGATAGCGGGGATGATGTTGATACGACTTATACGGTTGTTTTTGATGTGAACACCAGTCTTTCCACTACCATTCATTTATTCGAGTGTAATGACAATGGGGAGAAGATAGGTAATAGGTCTGCAAAATTCAAATCAGGTGATTCGCATACATTTACGGCTGAGCCGGGCGCATCAAAAGTGAAGGTATATATAGGTGATTTGGTAAACAAATGGGTTCAACAAGTATTTATACTCAAAAAAGGAGGTGATACAAGAATAACCATTGACGGTGAAACATTGGTCGGAAAGAATGAGCCGTAACTTTATTTAACCGTTATTATTTTTGCCATATTATTTTAATATGTATTTTTGCTGAAAAATTTTAGTTTTATGGATAATAAAGAAATTGTTTTGTTTGATAATCGTATTCGTGTTTCTAGTGACTGGTATGTTTGTGTATCTGATGTTCAGTCTACGATAAACAGTGCTCGTATGGGTTCAGGATTGAACCGATATAATTTCAGTCAATGGTTGAAGACCATCTACGTCAATGACATGATATCAAGCATTAAGGAAAGTGGGAAGGATGCGTTCAAGGTTGAATTTGACAATGAATCAAGTAAGATTGAGCAGTATTGTCACCCTAGTGTATTTGTGAATATGGTTTTATCTTCCAGCCCTGTTAGTAGTAATGCTATTTTTGGAGAGGAGTGGTTTAATGATTATCTTTGTGACAACTACGCTATTGACGGTCATGTGTATGAACATGCCCGTATTCTTGCCATAGGCGGTTTGTGGAGATATACTACAAAGAATGCAAGGTTTAGTGATGATGTACGTACTATGGAATCCGTTATGGATTCCGTTCCCGATGGTGACAAGGATGCTGTTTACAGTCTGTTTTTCGATCTTCTTGGAACGTTTTATTATAATTGGGAGATTGCATTGCGTTTTTCCATTAGATTGCTTTTAGGGGAGGATAAATGATTATGAGGTATTTTATTCGTTTCGTTATGTTTCTTATATATATTGACATAGTTTTTGTTCTTCTTGTATTTATGGTCCCTACTGAGATGATGTACAGATGGAGTGACGGTAAAAGACCTTACGGGTATGTTTCATGCTTATCAAGTTCATTGGGGTATCCTGATAATTACCGTTATACGTGGAGTGATTTCTTTATGGATTTGAAACAGGGATGGTATAATTTTAAGTAGCATGGCTTCTATTGATTATGAGTATATATTTTCCAATCTTGACATTGTGCTTGGTCTTCCTCTAAGGCGTAGGGGAAAGAGATGGACTTTACCTGCCCGTATAAATCTGGAGAGTCATAGCAGGAAGGATAAGCTCGTTTTCTATATGAACAAATCTGGCAGTATCACCGTTACAGAACAGGGTGGTGATTCTGTCAACTTGTTTGACTTTCTTATATCTTATCTTCCTAGTTGCAGTAATGCTTCCGATGCTTTTAGGATTTTGTCAAGTCCTAATGGTTGCAGGATTAGTCTAAAGGATTTTTATGAGAAGGAATACGACTCTGCTAAAAAAGAATCCAAGTTCGTTGATATAAAATATGTTGATAGGATTAGTGATGTTGACCATTGGAGTGGTAATAACCTGTATGAGTATCTTTCTAATGTGTTTGGATATTATTCGGTGAATGATGTGTTCACTCGTTATAAGGTCGGATGTTTGGGAAGGGAATCGGCTGTATTCTGGTATTTTGATAAGGATGGTAATGTATGCCATGATAATAGGATAAGATATGGGGAGAATGGTCACAGGAAAAAGGAAACCCATGCGTTCAGGAAGTTTACGACAGGTGACGGGTTTACTTACAAGGGTTTTTTTAAGCCTTTTTCTGGGGATTATTGTAACAACGCTATAACTTGTATGGTTGAATCGGAGAAGACCGCCCTGATAGCCTCTATGGCTTTCGGGAACGGTTTTATATGGACAGCTTGTGGAGGTATGAACCAGCTTGGAAATAAATTGCCAAAAAATGTTATTTTGTTTCCAGACTTTGATGATAAAGCTATATCTTTGTGGGGTGACAAAGGACGTGTTTCAAGATGGTGGGATTGTCCTTTCCTGTCTTACGGATTGAAGCATAATGATGATATCGGAGATGCTGTTATTAAAAATTTAAATAGTATTAACATTGAAAAATTCAGAGAATGGATATTAAATTAGAAATTGACTTTGATTACTCAAAATTTAAGGAAAATCTTCTTTCCTTGCGTAATTATATTTCTTTGGGATTTCGTTGTGACGATATTGATTTCAAGAACGCGGCTATTGCTTCCATTGACAGAATGATGGAAGAAGTGTCGGATGATCATGATGTAAATCTATTTGATGCATTGCAGAATGCGATTGACAACCTTGAGGAAATTGATAAAAAGAATGATGTTCGTGATATTTGCTGTGATTTTTATCATGTCATGGACAATAATGAACGTGTCATGTACCGTGAGTTCTTTGAAAAGTTGAAAAAGTATCGTGAGAGCAAGATAGAACGTGTTGTTCCATTAGCTGATCATGAACTTATTATCATAGGAAACAAATATTTTGATTTGAAAACTGGTGATGAATGTGTCGTTGACAGTATTATTAGCATGTTGAGTTTACGTTACGGGGTGGACACATGTGCTGTTTTGTATGTAGACCGTCTTGGTAATCGCATAGCATGTTCTGTTGATGATTTCAGGAAAAAATTCGGAGTGAAAAAAGAGCATGAACAGAAGAGGTGAAATCAAGATTGACGGAAAGGTTATGGGACCTGATTACGGGAAATACTTTTATTCTCCCCGTGGTAATATGTGGGCTGTCACCTTGTGTACGTATGACTGTGATGATGGTCGTATGTTTGAAAAAATAGAGTTGTATAGGACGAAGGATCAGGCTAGGGAGGCTGCATTCAGATTAAACACGGAGGAACGCAGTCAACTACCCACATACTAAAGTAAAATCCTAGGTTGATAAGACTAAGCACTTCGGGTGCTACGTTAGGAGAGAATATATAGTTACCAAGGGGTGTTTGCTCAAGCTCCTTGCTCTAAGGTCAGTGATTAAACAATTCTGTGGGGTAGGAATAGTGTTGCTGGCATATAAAACCTTTCCATAACATTGTCGATGAGCATTTAACGGAGAAATCCGACTTATAGTAAATTAAAAACTAATGGTTTACGTAATTAACAAACAAGGACAAGCACTTATGCCAACTGAAAGGTTTGGTAAGGTGAGAAGGCTGTTAAAAAACAGTCTAGCCCATGTTGTGTGCCGTATTCCGTTCACAATTCAATTGGATTATGACACAACAGATTATACACAGCCCGTAAGTTTGGGTGTAGATGCTGGTAGCAAGCATATCGGTATATCGGCAACAACAAGTGAAAAAGAATTGTATGCAGCAGATGTGGAATTGAGAAACGATATTGTGGATAAGCTATCTACTCGTAGGGAATTAAGAAGAACCCGTAGGAGTAGGCTTCGTTATCGCAAGGCTCGTTTCAATAATAGGGTATCTTCCAAGCGTAAAGGTTGGCTAGTACCATCTGTTGAAAACAAAATTCAAACTCATTTGACTGTTGTAGAGAAAATACATAAGTTCCTACCGATAACTAATATCGTAGTTGAAACGGCTTCTTTTGATATACAGAAGATTAATAATCCAAGTATATCCGGCAGTGAATACCAGCAAGGAGAACAACTTGATTTCTTCAATGTGCGTGAGTATGTGCTATTTAGAGATAATCATACTTGCCAACATTGTAAGGGTAAGAGTAAAGATAAAGTCTTGAATGTGCATCACATAGAGAGCAGAAAGACTGGAGGTGATAGCCCAAACAACTTGATTACCCTTTGCGAAACTTGCCATAAGGCATATCATAGAGGTGAGCTTGAATTAAATGTAAAGCGTGGGAAGTCATTTAGAGATTCCGCCTTTATGGGAATTATGCGATGGAGTTTCTATGATAGGCTAAAGAATATCTATCCTAATGTAAGTATGACTTTTGGTTATATCACGAAGAATACCCGTATCACTAATAATCTCCCTAAAGATCATTATGTGGATGCAAGGTGTATCAGTGGTAATCCTGTGGCTAAACCTCTTGGATATTATTTCTATCAAAAGAAGGTGCGTTGTCAAAACAGACAAATACACAAAGCTAATTTCTTGAAAGGTGGCAGAAAGAAACTCAATCAAGCACCATTCTTAGTGAAAGGTTTTAGGTTGTTTGACCTAGTTGAATACAAAAAAGAGTTGTATTACATATTTGGAAGAAGAAGTAATGGCTCCTTTGATATTAGGAGGTTGGATGGAACAAAAGTGAATAAAGGTTCTATTAATTGCAAGCATTTGCGATTGATATCTACAAGGAAAAGTATATTAACTGAAAAGAGAATACAAGTAAATTTATGAATCAAGTAAAATTTGTAAAATTAAGACGGGATGCTGTTTTGCCCGAAAAAAAAACTGTTGGTGCTGCCGGATACGATTTGTATATTCCTGACAACACTTTGATAAGAAAAGGTCGTAATCTTATTAAATTGGGTATAGCTATTCAGATGCCAAATGGCATTAAATCCATTATTAAAGCTAGAAGTGGATTTTCCTTGAAAGGAATTTTGGGTGTTGATGGTAAATATCATGATGCTGATGTTCTGGATGGTGTCATTGATTGTGATTACACTGGTGGTATAGGTGTTATTGTGAAAAGTTTTGAGAAAGATCCGTTCTATATTGCTGCTAAAGAAAGAGTAGCACAGCTTCTTTTCAGTAATTATATTGATGTTGAGTTTGTTGAGGTTGATAGCCTTGCTCCAACGGATAGAGGAGAAGGAGGTTTTGGTCATACAAATGGTTAGGTAAATGAAGACGAAGAAGATAAACAAGATTTACGATAAGGGGTACGATAGTGTATTGAACAAGTATTTTGTTCTTGCTATGTTTGTTGAGTTTGGTGAAACAAAGTACGATCGTATATTCTTCTCTGACAAGGAGGATATGGAAAACATAAAAATTGGTGATTTGTTATGATTGGAGTTATGTTGAACAGCAGGGTGAAAATTATAAGCTGTGATAAATACATTTCACTTCACGGTGAAGATTCTGTAAGCAAGTCAAATGTGTTCGGTAAATTTGTCACTGTTAAATATTGTTTTGAGAATGGTGAAAAGTTTCTTTGTGCGGACGACCAGGGTAAAGAGTATATTCTTTTCTCGGATTGTATTGCTTATGTTGATTATGTTAAAGAGAGAAGTATCCTTGATGAAGCAAAGGATATACGTAGTAACAGCAGGAAGTCTGATTATGGTGATGCTGTAGTCAATTTTGAAAACATTTCCAAGATGGCTTCTTTGATTACGGGAAAGGAATTATCTCCTTATGACTGTGTGGCTGTTCAGATAGCTTTAAAATTATGTAGACAGGGATTCCATAGAAAGCGTGACAATATGGTTGACTTGGCTGGTTATGCTGATATTATGCAATTAATTGTAGACAAGGAAAATGGGGAAAAAGGCTGATAATGCGTTGCTTTTTAGGAGGGTCTTGTCGGCAAGCGGACTCTCCGATATTGATGTAAACAGGAAAAGCAGGAAGCATGATATCGTGATGAACCGTGCGCTTGTGTGTTGTGTCATGCGTGACATGGGATTAAGCATGTCTGAGATTTCTGATTTCTTATGTATTGACAGGAGCACTATATATAACCTTTTGAAATATACTTCTGAACTTGACGAGAAGGTTAAGTATGTAAAAGGCAAAATGAAGGAGGAGAGATAATGCGTAATAAGAAAGGATGGGGTAAACTTCCCCTTAGTAACAATCTTCTTATTGACGATGAAAAGCAGAAGAAGATTGAGATAGCCAAGAATATTGATGATGCAGACGAGATGGAGTTATGGGCTGCTTCGGCTTATGTTATAGATACCAATCCTGTATTGTTTTATAAGGCAACCCATGAAGTTGATAAAGACATGTCCGAGCGTACTTTGTTGATGAAAGCAAGGCAATGGGTTAATTCTCCCAGGATAGCCCAGATTGTCAATTATGCCAAATCTTCCATGCTTGCTTCCGAGTATGTTACACCTGCCATGAGGCGTGTTTTGGAAGAAGAGAAGAGGGAAAAGACAAAGGAATTGATAAACAAGGACAATCTTGAATTTGAAGATGCTATAAAACTTATAGAAAGTTTCCTTAAACGTTCTGATATTGACACTGCTGATTTTAAGGATGTAAAAGGTGCTTTGGACATGTTGGCCAAGTTTAAGGGTTGGTTGTCTGATGATGATGATGCTGGTGATGATTTTTATGATAAGACTACTATAGCATTCTTTCCTTATGACTGTGACTTGTGTGTTCGTGCTAAAGCAGGATTATGCAAGAAATGTGTATATCATAGGGAGTCAACGGGCGATCTTAGCGATGATGAACGTAAATGGATAAAGGAAAATGATACATGGAAGGGATAATTGATGGCAGTAAGGAAAACCACTAATTTTACGGCTAGAAAAAAAGAGCGGGAAAGGCGTGCGAAGGAGATAGAGGATGAAGACGTGATTGACCATTTTCATAAATTTTCTCCCATTCAGTTATATAAGTATCTTTTGCCGTTATGTAATATTGATGCTTTGCGTGTATTACGCTTGGCTATAATATCAGCGCAAAGAGGAGATAATATAATCACATTAAAGTCAATAAGGAAAAGACTTAAATACAAACCTAAACGGTCTGTATTTGATTCATTGATAGATGCAGGGCTGATAGTGGAAAATGTTCCTAATGTTTTTTCCTGTACGATGAAGGTAAATGAGTATTCTCACATATTAAGTATGATGTGTGTTGATGATAATGCTCCTGATATTGTTGATGTAGATGATTGCAATTACTACAGGGTTGTAGCAGGAAATGATATTAATTATCGTGTCGTTACCAAACGTGGAAAGGTAGTAAAGACATTTATAAATGAGAAAGAAGCCAGTAAATATATTGACGAACTGTATTATCCTAAAGGGGATGATGGTGATGTGGAAGTATTATCCAAAACAGATGAAGAAAATTTAACCGTTTGATTAACTTTTTTTATTTTTATTTTCTGTGTTAGTTTATTTTTAATTAATACTTTTGTTGTATGAAATATGTCTATGATAAAGAACGGTATGATTATCTTGTCAACGAGATTTTTAAATGTGGCAAGATACTAAAAGAAAACTCTACTATAGGAAAAGAAGTTAGCTGGAAAGTTTTCTGGATAAGAGTGGATGCTCATAAAAGACGTTTGTCTGCCATGCGAGAATTAGATAGAATTAAAGAAGAACGATATAAATTTTAAAAAAAAATGGATTTAGTATTAAATTGTAAAGTAAAGAAAGTAAGTCAGTTACAGACTGGTACAAGTAAGGCAGGTAATCCTTGGCAAAAGAGAAATTTTCTCGTTGAGGAAATTGGTTCTATGTATGCCAAAGAGGTGTATTTCTATGTAATGGGCAACCTGTGTGATCTTCAATTGAAAGAAGGTGATACTATTACTGCCCATCTTGAAATAAGAGCTAGAGAGTATCAGGGTAAATATTACAATGAAGTTGGGTGCTTTAAGATAGATATGCCGCAACTGGCGCAAGCACCATTGCCATCACCAGCATCCGCACCTGCCCAGTCTGGAGGATGTAGTGATTTGCCCTTTTAAGGTTATTATGTTGTCTGAAATGTGTGATTTTTGTTTGTATTGACATGAAAAAATATATTGAGTTAGATGGAATAGAACAAATTGAAGCTGAACCTATGACAAGAGGCAAAGCATGGGAAAAATGTCTTCTTGGAGAAAAACAGTTAACGGAAAATTTTGATGATAAGGGTTATCATGTTCGTTATGAGGATGGATATGAAAGATGGTTGCCTGCCGAATCATTTGAGGAAATATATAGGTGTGCTGACACACCATCTGACCGCATACTTATTGAAGTTAGAGAACTTACCGACAGACTTGATAAATTGGGAAACTTTATCCTTAGTGATAAGTTTGATGAGCTTGATGGTGATTCCAAGGCGATGATTTACGCTCAAGTTGAAATTATGAAAGGGTATCAGCATATTCTCAATCTTCGTTATGCCAAGATGAAGGGAAACAATGTTCGTTGTGAATATCTGCATTTTGGAAGTGCAATCTCTTTTTTATGTGCTGGTTTTGCAATACGTAGAAAGGGATGGAATGGTAAAAATATTATGGTATTCAAGCAAGTACCAGCCCATATAGAAAGTGATGTTATTCCAAAGATGCAATCTCTTCCGCAATCAGCAAAAGACGTTATTCTGAAAGGCAAAGGCTTCATTGACTACACAAACCAGTGTCTTATCTACAACGAGAACACCGGGCGTGCTGATTCATGGGTTCCATCTATCAGTGATGTGTTTGCCGGAGATTGGGAGATTGTGTTATAAATTCTTGTTTTTTGTTTTTCGGATGGAGGTTTATGTTTTTGCCATATTTGATTTTCCTCCATCCGTTTTTATTTGTAGTTTATAATGAAACGAATAAAGAGTAAATATCCTTTAGCTGATATATTTAATTTTGTGTTGGGTAAGTTATCCGTCTTAAAATCTATTTCTGAGCCTGTAACTTTCTCTTCCCGTGATAATTCTTTGCCTGCATTGTTTTACGATGTTGTGTTATATGAAAAATACTTTAATGATACAATGTCTAAACTTACAGGGTGGATTGATGTCATCAATGAATATAAGTCTGTTGGTTATGATCATCCTAAGTTTGTTGAGATGAAAGAAAACGAATATAGAGAAACATGGATTTTTGATTCGGAAGATGATATTCCATATTTTTCTTTTAAAAGTTGTTTGGTGTGTGAAGATTATAGGGATATTGTCTTGGATTGCTCTGATGATGACATTATAAACATAATGAATGTAGTTAGCATTTTTAGTCGTTTTGATATCTGTGAGTTCTTCAAAATTCCTTCATATAAAATTGAGGAAGATGGAACTATACATGAGAGAACTTTTGCAGACAAGGAGATGGATAAGGCTTCAAACAGCGTAATGATTGATGATGTCCGTTCTACTATTATTTACGCTAACAGGAAGATTCATTCTTTGGTTGACTATATAAATAGCATTGACGAGGATAAATTTGATGAAAGCGTTGTATCAAAGATAGAAAGGGATGTATTTGAAATACTTAATTTAGAACAATGGAACAATTAATTCACAATATTTATTATCTTTGTGGTAACTTTGCTACCATTGAAGATTTTAAAACAACATTTGTCTTATGGACTGTTGTTTGGATTTTAAATTTTTGCATAGATTTAAAAAGATGTAGGGGTGGTATAGCCCTTTCATTTAGACTATAACCACCCCTTATTTACTAACCATATGAGAAAAAAAAAACTTCTTGATAACCTAAGAGAATATCAATATTGGCGTAAAGGTGCTGATATTCCTATGATGTCACCATCCGAAGTCACTAGGATGATTGATTCCGCAATAACGGTGATAGAAAAGTCTGATACAAGCAAAGTAAATGCCTTGTTGTTCAAGAAAGAGGTCATAGATAAACTTCATATTACTGTTGGTGCAATGATTTTGGATGGCTATGATGAGTGTGATTCTTGTGTAAAATATGTTAATGAATTAATATGCGAGTTAAATGAAAATTAATTTATTTGTAAATGGTAATTTGGTGTGCGACCGAAGCGAAGCGAGGGAGCACAGGGGCATTCTAGATGCACAGGGGCATTGGAGGTTGTAACGCTATGTGGTGGAGAACTTCCAGATGATTATGATATTTCAAAAGCTGTTATAATTGATGGCGATATTCATTGTCGTAGTATCAGTTGTAACGGCATTATTGTTTGTACAGGTTCTTATACCGTTATAGAGGGAGGAAATATATATGGCTCACTCTAACGGAAAAATTACTGCACCCGTAGGTATTGATGCCGATATTGCTCCTGTACTCGGAGTAGGCAGCTACGACCTTGGCTATCTTTGTTCCAACGCGCATGGGAAGATAAATAGGTACTCTTATATAAAGCCTATTAATAGGGATGATTTAGGTATTATTCAATTTAATGATTCTACCTATACTACGTTTACAAAAATGATTATATACAAGGTAGGAGATTCTGCTCCATCCAGCACTATTGCTGACTATTATCCTCCAAGAACATCTTACCGAGTATTGGATTTTGACGGGTATAATCACACAGAATACCCTGTAAAATTGAATATAAATATTCTCCCATCAAATATTCTAGACTATGATTCATATAGTCAGACATTAAAGCTAGACCTTAATGGTAGTACAAGAAATCTTTTATCCTTACTTATAAATGATACTATTTCTAGTTCAATAAAATCATGGAGATGTGCCATTTTGATTATTGCAGAAAAGAGTGGTAATAGAAGATTTTTTTTAGGAGAAAGAGGTACTTCTGATAGTCTAAGATTAGGCTTTTCTCCAAACAATTCAAACATTTATTCTGCTTTTAAAAGTATGGATATAGGCACTTGGTCTTGTACAATAATGGCTGTAGCGGTACATGGAAGTCACCCTGACAGTGATAATGAGGCACATGAACTTTTACCATCTACAGGATATAAGTTTCCGATTATTCCAGAGTGTTTTGGATATAAGACAAAAATAACAGGTGTGAAAATAACTACTCCTAAAAAGAGATTTTTCTATAAGGTTATTTTTATAGATAATTCAGGTAGGGGAACATACATACCTTATGACATACGTGTGCAAATGGTTGTACAAGATAATAATAATAAAACTTTATTTAATCCTGGTATTAAGACATGGGGTGATATAGAACGTGATTCTATTTCTGTTTCTGGAAGAGAATACATTTACGAAGAAAATTATACAATAGATGATGGAAGTGGTAAGCTCACTGGGTTAAAATGTTTTATGACAATACCTGATTACGAAGAAGAACCAGGCATTTGGGAAACTCCAGATTTAAGTGGGAGTAATTATTCTAGGTATTCATACGACCAAAACCTACACAGCACAGAATTAGAATGGAACCTGTCTAGTAAAGAGGTTAATGAATTTAAGGTTTCTTTGGCCTATAGAGACTCTTCTAATAGTTAAAGTAATCCCACTTATTAGGTGGGATTACTTTCTAATACATAATTATCTGATAATCTACATACCACTGGGTAACGCTTCCATAAGAAGGAGGACTTCCTGCGTCTACAATGTCATTACGCGTAAACGACTTAGGAATACTTGTACATGAAGGCATCAATACGTTTCCAGACCATTGACTAGTATAAGATCCATCTTTTGCCCTCCATCTATAGCGAGCGTAAGGTCTGCCTGATGAAGCGTTGTAATCGCTAGAAGTATTATTGGTAATATTCAATCTGCATCTAGCAGAAGTAGATCCACTTCCTCCTAGTAATTCTCCATAAACAGTAAAGCCAGAAGCATTAGCTGTAGTAGTTCCAAGTGTAATAGCAAGACTTTGTGTCACAACAATTGGCTTACGAATAAATCCATCACCTGTTGTTGGTATGAGGCATAATACGTTACCATTATAATCGCAGAAATAGCCTTTCAGATAAATATAAGTATTGCCAACTGATATGAGGTTATTTCTGTTAAGTGTAATTGATACTTTTCCTGTACTGTCTATGTCACTCACAGTAAACGTTCCATAATCGACTAGCTTTTTATTCTCATTGTACACTTCAATTTTTATTTTCATTCTAGAGAATGTAAAACCACCCATTATTTGACCCCAATTATATCTTGAATCAGCCCAATATGGTGAAACTGTTAGCACAAAAGTAGTCTTTGCAACATCGACTGGATTGGTCAAAAGATCTTTGTCTACTGTCAACGGTTTAGCATAGTGGTCATATCCATCAAAATCTAGTGCTCTAAACCAAGTCTTAGGCTTATCGTATACAAGTTGTTTATTCACAGAATCGTATACAAATCCTGGAAGATTGGCATTGTTGAAATCCGGAGTGTTGGCTTCTTTGGGTTTTATATAGCTCCATTTGTTTATCTTCCCATGCGCGTTGGAACAAAGGTGCTACACGTATAAGGTATTTCCTGTACTAGTTCACCCAAACACTGGGTATAATATACACAAACAATGGGCATGAAATGGCAATCTTGGTCTTTCTGTGTGTGTCTTGTATTGTTCGTCAATGCAGAACTGACATGGGTTTTTAGACGTAACGGCTGTCCTCCATCCTTTAAAGTTTGGCATATTTTTCCATGAATTGTAGTTTGCTTCATTGAAAATTCCTAGAATCATCTGCTGTTCTATGACATACAACTGGCTTATACCGTTTGTGGCATATCCTCTACCGTAATGCCTTTGTTTATTTGGTGGAATGAATGATACGTTATATGGTGATGATATGTTATTCCATATCTTTTTTTGAACTTCATCCGTTATTTTTTCTATATTATTTGTTTTTGATGATAGCAATGTATTAGCAAGATAAACTTCCACGACTGTACGAAATCTATTTGTGTTTATATTTATTCTTTGCTTGGTTGTTTCTCCCCCGTATGTTCTTTCCATATATTCCTTAATGCCATTATCTGTCATTGAAATATATTCCCATCCAAGATCGTCATTTAGATCGCGTGACAGTTTATTACTTTCCAATACATATTGGTATATGTCGTTATATATATCCTCACGAAATTTGTTGGTTATTTCTAGCACCTTCTCTTTTTGCTTATCTGGAAGTTTAGATATTGATGTGAACGATTTAGTCCCTGCTAAAAGGAATACAGCTAGAAGGTCTTTAGAGAACTTCTCCGCACGCTCTCTAGTTGATGATTTTATACCGTTCGCAAGTCTTTTTACTTGGAAATAATAGTCTGCAATCTTAGATGTTTCTTCTTTGTTGATCATTGGTTTCTACCCTTTCTGTTATACCGTTAGCTACCATATTTATCATTAAACTCTTGAAATCGCTTTGGCTGTAAACCTTTTGTCCGATTGATGTTAGAGTTTGGAATATGACAATTTGATTCTCATACAAAACCTTTTGGTTCTGTATTATAGCGTCAAGTTTGGATAATATTTCTCTTTCGTTGTCCATAATGCAAAGGTATGTATTTTCATCAAAAAAGGCAACAGTAAAGATTCTCATCTGCCTGTTGCCAAAGTAAAAACATCGTAATGGTTCATCTATTGTTATACAAAGAAACAAAAAAAATGGTATTTTTGCAATAATAAAATGTATAAATATTGTTAATCGTTTTGTAATGCCTAAAAGTATGGAAACTATAGATTCTATAATTTTATCAGATTATATTTTAAAACATTATGGACCAATGTCACACTTAAAATTGCAGAGATTATTATTTTACTGCGATGCTTATCATTTGGCATGTTTTGATAAAGAATTAATTGATGATTCTTTTGAGGCATGGGTACATGGTCCTATTAGTCGTAAGGTTTATGGTAGTCTTAAAGATAAATATATGCTGTATGAAGAATTGACCTATTCAAATAATACCAAAGAAGATGTAGATAAGAAATTTGCAAAGTTGACGCAAGACCAACGTAATTTTATTAGGTATATTTTGAAGGAACTATCTACTTGGACAATGTTTGAATTGGGGGCGTCAATTCGTAACGAAAAGCCTTGGAAAGAGGCTAGGATTGGTTATGGAGAGGCGGATAAGTGTCATGTGGAAATTTCAAAAGAAACAACTAGATTGTTCTATAAGAAAGATTTAAGTAAATAACTTTAGGTTTGCACATAAAAAAAACAAGAGAATAGATTGAAGGCTTTCTCTTGTTTAAATTTACATAAATGAATAAATCTAAAGAACGCAGTATATTACTGCTAGTTAGTTCGTTTAATGCCTTTTGCAGTTAAATCTGCACATCTAAAGATCAACTATCTTAATTACTGCATTGCAAATATAATACTTTTTTTGTATATTTGCAATGTATAAATAAAAAAAATCATGGAACTATTGGTAGAAAGAAAATGGTGCAAGCCTGATTATACTATAGGGCGTTTGTATATTGATGGTGAGTTTTTCAGTAATACGCTTGAAGATCGAATCGTTGACGTGAATAAGAACGGAGTGTTTGATGGAAACGAGAAGAAAGTTTATGGAGAATCTGCCATACCTTATGGAAGATACCAGGTGATATACAACTGGTCTCCAAAATTCGGGCGTAATATGCCAAGACTTTTAAATGTGCCTCATTTTGAGGGTATTCTTTTTCACAGTGGAAATACTGCAAAGGACTCTGCCGGGTGTATCCTTGTTGGTAACAATACATCAAAAGGCAGACTTACTGAATCACGTTATACATCTGACAAGTTGAACAAGTTGATTGACGATGCAATAAAGCGTGGCGAACAGGTTTGGGTTACGATTAAATAGTGTGTTATCTCATCAACCATGTGTTGAAAGAGTAACGGGAGCGATATTTTTGTCGCTCCTTGTTTTTATAAAAACGGAGATATGAAAGAATTAAATTTGGCATTAAGGAATAAATACTAGTGCTTATTCATTTCCATACTTAGCACTAAAATATACCTGTATAATTTTTTCGTCAATTTCTTTAAATGCAGGTGTTACATCCCAAGGACCTCCTGAAACATGGGATTTATCACTTAAAACAAAAGGACTAGCTTTTGCCAATGGAATAAATTTGTCTAAAAAAATACATAGTTCTTTATCTTCTTCTATCTTTATAAGTTCATTATTAGTTTCCCTCGAAATGGATGTTATAGGATTTGCTGCATACTTTTTAAAACAATCATACGTATGTTTTTCCACTGGTCCCCATGGCCATGCTAAAAATGGATCTTTAATTAAAGATTTATGCCTCAAAGCATAAGAAAATCCATGAGCAAAGTAAATCATGTTCAAGATAGACATATTTGTCACAGGTATGTTTTGCTCTATGCACTTTTTTACGAAATAGTCTGCAATAGATAATCCTTTGTATTTTTGGTGGTATTCCATAACTGTTTTTCCAAATTAAATGCCATAATCTTTGGCATCATTAATACCATAACGATTGGCAATGGTGTTCACTTGTTTCTTAATACCTTAAAAATAGGTAGGTATTAGACAAGGGTATTACATGAATAACACCCTTGTTTTTTTTTACATTAATCCAAGCACCATACCAACCACTCCCCAGAATAAATCTCTCCACTCTGGCACTCCTTGTCTTAGCCATTTGTCGTATACCACTTCTTTCCCTGCAAGGATTATTAAAGTAAATGTTATTGCGCTCCATACAGGGAGAAACCATTGCATCACACTTATCAATAGTATTCCTATGATAAGATGTTCCATACCATCAATCCTTAGATAGTTAAGGCATATATAATCAAATGCCTTTCTTGCTTTTCTTAAAAACTCTGCTAATTTCCTCATAGTTGTCAATCGTTTTCGTTTTGGTTATCATTTTGATTTACTAATCTTACTTCCATTTCGTTTAATCTTTTATCCTGTTCATCCATTCTATCATCTTCGTTGTTAGCCGAGAAGTCGCTTTCTTCTCTTGCTGTCTGTAGTGATATTATTCGGGAATTTACAAGCTGAACAAGTGTGTTGTTCCATTCAGAGAAATCTATGTAAGAGTATGGTTCTATAGTAGCGTTTATTCTTAATGCGTTATATCCTGTAGCATCATTTTCCATCAATCCTACATAATATTTAAATATATTAGCCATATCGTTTATGGCTGTATTTATCATCTGTGCGTCACTTCTAGCCCATTCCATTTCTGGTTCGTAATACATTGCTGTTGTTCCTGTAGGTCTGTCACCTGATGATGATTGCATTGGCGGAACAACACCGCTTCCATCAAGTATTCCGTTATATATGTTGTCTATTTCGGTAAACAGGGAGTTTGAGGCATCCATTTTTCCCATGAATTGTGCATCATCTTCTGCTCCTACACGTAAAATTGATGTTCCTCCTAATCCGTTTCTTTGAATATTTATTCTTCCGCTTGTCTTGATAAGAAGCATTTGAAATGCTTGTCGTGTATTATATTCTCCAATCATGGACATTAGGAACTCGAAATCATCTATCAAGTCCTGTACTGCTCCCCAAAATGGAAGTTCAAATCTAAGGTATACTATAGGAATAAATCCAAGATTATGAAATTGATGAAGTTCTATGATATTTCCTTCATCATCAATATCAGTAGCTATGTTACCGTTTGAGTCGAGTGTGTAGAACTCATTTTTAGTCCATACGTCAACAAGTGTATCTGTATGTTCTTCCCCGTCAGCCGAAATGTATGTGGTTGTATATTCTCTAGCGAAGGCTATTCTTTCACCTCTTCTATTTCTGTGCTCGTACAGTACATCTCCTTTTGAGTAGCTGAAACATCTATATTTTATATTGTCTTTATCCTTATATATATAGATAGCCGAATCTCCTACTTTTCCTGCCTCGCTTATTAGTTCATACTTGGCTGTTTCCATAAGAGAATCTGTCCAGTATTCCTTGTATGTTGTCAGCTTATCCCTGTTTTGCTGATTTGATGCACTTTTCTTTATCTGGAATTTAAGCGGATTTGTGCATAGGTGTGATACTCTCTTCTTGTGTATCATCCTTTGAAGAGGAAACGCCCGTCTTTGTAGAACATAAGGTGTTGATGATGATTTGTTTTTTTTCTTTTTTTGAACACCAACATTGTTACTTTCATCATCAGATGATACTGTGTCTTCTTCTGTGGGTATGGTATCCCTCCAATCTGGTCTATTGTGTATATAGTGACCTGAGGTGTCCCATTGGGCTAAAAAATCATCCTGTGACAAATATTTGTATATCAAAGTGGAACGTTTTGGCTTTTTCTTTCTTCCTCCACCTCTTCCATCATCTCCACGTGACGGAAGAGCTACTTTGAACGGTTCTTTACGAAGTAAAACGTCTAATTTAAAAATTTCCATAATTATAAATATTTTAGTTCATCCATTATATCGTCAGGTATATCAATCATTACATTGCATACATCAAAATATGTTCTATATAAGAATGTTCCTTCTATCAAGTCTGGGGAGCATCCTACAATTTTCTTGGCTTCTGTTTTTTTTAGTAGTCTCAGTTTTCCATTTTCCCTCTCTATATCACGCCTTATAGCTCTTCTTTGATCCATTAGTGCTTCCCTTATTGTTTTGTTTACATATGGTTTGTCTAGGAGTTCTGGGTTTATACTGAATCCGCAATGACCTATGTTGGTCCCTTTTATGCGTGTTACCATTTCATCAGCAAGTTGCGCTCTTAGATCAAAGTAAAATCTTACAGGCTGATCATCTTTGTTCCTATCCATTCTTTTTGGAACGCCTCTAAGTATGGCTAAGCTATCAGGAAATGCGTCACGAAATGTAGGTGCTCCAAGACCATCAAATGCAAGTCTATTTTCTCCAATACCCCATTTCCATAGATTACTTCTAACCCATCTGTTAAGATCCCTAGGCTTTAACGTATTGGACCATTCTATATCCTGTAAGTGGTGTCCTATAAAATGTCCCATTACGCAAACATCTCCTAACCCATATGCTATATCAAGTGTTGCACATTCAAAATAATCATCGAATACAGGTTGTGATGAAAACACCTCTTCCATCTCGTCTCTCGTTATCCATTCGTTCCCTCCTTTTATCAGTTTCCATGATCCCAATGCATTTATGGATACTTCCTGGGCTGTACCTCCAAGATTTTTCTGATAATCAGGATTGGAACTCATGAGGATCTTGTTATCCTCAAGTCCGGAAGCTATAAAAGTTATATTTTTGATGTATCTTTTGCAGTTTGTTTCATCAATTTTGGTATTTTTACCGAATCTTGCGATAATATAATCTTTTGCTTGAGCAAATACTTCCTGTGGGCTGTCACCCCATGCTGTTTCATGTATTGTGTCTCCATATTGAAAAAAATATCTTACTTTACCTGAACGTTCTGGTATAGCTATCCCATCATCATCTACCCACCATGATACCAATTCTCTCCAATAGTCACTATACGGGTTTGGATTACAAGCTCCTGAGAAACTTGTCCTAAGTCCAGAGGAGGAACGCAATACTGTTTGAAGATAGTTTACAATCGGTTCTGTAGCCTGTGAGCATTCGTCTACAACTACTTTAACAACATTACCTCCTTGTTGTCTATCTTTAAAATCATTTATACCCTTTTCTCCTGATATGCAGGCATCTCCGAAATAATCGTATCGTATTTCTCCACCTGCATCCAATCTTGAAAGACGTTTAGAGTCTATATATTCTCCATAAGGTTCAACCATTTTTGAAACCACTTTCAAGATACCATCCGCTTTTTCTGCGGATGTCTTATCTTTACGAAATACTAGTGCGGAAAATGAAGGATGGTTGCATGAACTTAGTATGTCTATTCCAAGGCAAACAGATTTACCTCCACCACGATTACCATGCAGTATTTTTATTCCTGCCCTGTTTCTTAAAAATTCTTCTTGCGAACCTTTTTGTGGTGCAAGCATGTTAACTTTGTATCCTTTACTTCTTCTGTCTTCTATGTATCTTTGGACAAAATCAAGATGTCTATATGGAATAATTCCCCTTTTGCCATATCGTTTTAACGATTTGACAACATCTTTAGTCTTTAAACCACGATATTTTAAGTCTATTTCTTCCATTCTCTTATATTAATTCGCAAATATAATATTTTTTATAATATTTTTTTGCATATACACAAAATTTAACTACATTTGCATCGGTAAGAGGTACTTACTATGTGCAAAGGTCTTGTGCATGAACTAAATAAAAATAATAGAGTATATGGATGAAAATGTAAAAGTCATTTTTGAAGGTATCAAGAATGCATTAGGAGAAAGTAGCTCCGTTATTACAGATCGTACAATTGAACAGACAATCAATGAGTTCTCACCGTTCGCACCGCAGGAAAATGCGGAAACGTTTTGGAACGAAAGTGTTGTTGCTCATTTAAAGAACACAGTGGCAGGTCAGGTAAGAGCATTCGCTTCTGACAAGCGTAAAGAGTGGGATGCAATCAAAGAGCAAGAAATTGCAAATTTGAAGAAGGAATGGGAAAAATCACACCCGACTCCAGCACCGACTCCAACACCGCCCCCTAGCCCGACTCCAGCACCACACCCAACACCTGATCCAAAACCAATTGAACTGCCGGATGATGTTAAGGCTAAACTTGAAGAATTTGAAAAATTCAAGAAGGATTTTGAAGCCAAAGAAAAAGAGGAAAAACAGAAGCAACTTATAACGGAAAAGCGCAATAAGCTATCTGAGTTGATTAAACGTCCAGAAGCAGGAATGCCTAATGAGTTGTTGCGTAACATCATTTTTGAGAACATTCAAATTTCACCCGAAGAAGAGGATACAAGTATTCTTCTGAAAATACAAGGGAAGTACAATGAAACTTGTACTAAATATGCAAAGGATGGTATTAATCCTTTTGTTCCTGAACAGGGTGGTTCTAGCGATGTAAAATCATTCATAAATAGAAAGAGAGAAGAAGACATGGCTAGCAAGAAAAATAATATTGTCAGCCGATATTACAGTAAAATTAACAAATAACTTTTTAAATTATGAAAGCAGGAGTTCTTGCAACAAGTTATAGTAAAATTGGTGGAGCAAGACATATCTTTTCTAATGATACGTCTTTGCATGTTCTGTTAGTAGGCTGTAACGTTCTTCCTGAACGTATGCCTACTGTTGGAAACAAACTTCCGGCTGGTACTATGATTAAATGCGATTCCTCAAAGCAGGATGGTGGAGATATCCATTATTCATTTAGAATGTATGAGAAGTCGGATTCAGGTGCTACCGTAAAAGTTGAAAAAATTATGGGTAATACAGTTGCCAAAGTAGGTATGATTGTAGGTAAGGCTCCTACTACCGCTACTGGTACAACAACTGGTTTCACCATTAACAGTATTGATTCGTCTAATGATGAATATGATGTTCTCACATTGTCAGGAGATGCAGGCAAATTGGAACTTACTGATATTCTGGTTGAAGTAACGGCTACTGGTGCTAGTGCTAAAATCAAGGTAATCCCGAATGCTATTCTTCCTTATGATGTTGACACGCTTCCTGGTGCTACTTTATATCCTTTCAATGGTGCTTGGATGGTGACAAGTGAGATTTTGGAAAGACGTATTCCTCCTGTAGCTTCGGCTATTAAGAAGGCTATGAAAGACGATGAATCTTATCCTTGCGTCTTCCGCTATACATTGTATAATTAATTAAATTTTTTGCCATATGCAAAGATCTACATTTAGTTTCTATGATTGGCATTTCTCAGGAGAGATGCAAGAACTTATGGACTATGCCAATCAGAAATTTGATAACGAAAACTGGAGAAGTTACGGAGATTGGGACGTTCCTCAAATGAGTAAGTCTTGGAATGTAATAGTTGATGAATATACACAGGCTACCCGCCCTGTAATGCTTGCTCCTTTGGCTGAAAAGCCTATTATGGACACTACGGGATTTGAGTGGCATTCGGGACGTATTCCGAAAATGGGTCACGCCATTCAGTTTATGGAAACTGATATTCAGGAGTTCTATGAACTCGACATTCCGCAGGGTGCATTACTTGATAAAATCCGTGAGAAGTGGTATACAAAGATGGAGGCATGTATTCAAGGTTTCCATACCGAATTGAACTGCATGACTTATCAGGCTCTTTCTACAGGTATGCTTAACTATACTGCTAGTGGTACTAACTCGATTCCTGTTCAGATCGACTATCGTGTTCCTAAAAAACATAAGTTGAAAGCGTTGAAACAGAAATGGTTTAACGATACCAACTGGACACCGAATGAGAACTCAGATCCGATTAAGGACCTTCAAAGAATGTGTAAGATTGCCGATAATGACAGTGTGCCTTACGATCACTTTGAAATGTCCAAAGATTTGTATGATAACTTCCTGATGCACCCGAAAGTGACTGCTGCTGTTCAAGCTCGTCTTGTTCCTGCCGCAGCTTCTTCTACAATCTATCCGATGAACAATCAGGAAATTGTGGATGTATTGATGAAGGTGTTCTCTATCCCTGTTATTATTCCTATTGAAGAAAAATCAATGTGGAATAAACTTGGTGTTGTTGAGGAGGCTGCACCGTCTTTTGAAAAGAATACTGTCGTTCTTGTTCAGAGTGGACAATTCTTCCGCATTAAAAATTCACCGTCAATGTATTTGCAGGACACTAATCCGGCTGTACAGATTTCTTCTTTGGAAGGAAATCGTATCGCATTCTTGCATCAATATTCTTCCGAGCCGTATGCCGAGAAGAGTTCAGGCGAGTTGTGGGCATGTCCTGTGATGAAGAATCCTAACAACCTTATTATTATGAAGGTTGACGAACAGTCAAATACAGGATTGTAAAAAGTTGAACCATGAAAGTCATTATTGATATAAATGGAGAAGGCACGGCAAAAGGCGCAGGAGAGTATTTCATTGGGGATACTCTCACGCTCCAAGCTGTTCCAGAAGAAAGTGTTGAATTTGGATACTGGCTTATAGCTGATAATGAAACATTGAAGCCCGAAGACAGGCTTAAAGTATCAAACAACCCATATACTATCGCAATAACTCCTCAGATTACTGCCAAAGGTAATATGAAAGTGGAAGCGTATTTTTATATGTCCATGCGAGAGTATTTGAAGGCGCAGATTGATTATGAGTTAAAAAATACATCATATATCAGTGTAGCACAGAAATGGGGGTTTCGTTTGTCTGATGATAGCCGGGAAACTTCTGAGATGCAGAAGGACCTTGCTTATGCTGACTTGCTTCTCATTGTTTGTACGGCTCCTTCTACCATACAAGGTAAAACGAAGAAAGCTGGTAATTGGTCGATTACTGACACTAGCAAGACTATTTCTATCAATGATAAAAAAAGATTGGAACAACGCGCAAAGGAATTATATGCCAAATGGGGTTTGAATTTGGATGTTGGAACAGATGTTGAAATAACTAGATTGAGATGGTGATATGGGAAAGAGTGTTTTAGGTGAAGATATGTTTCCTGATATGGTGAGGATTTATCAGAATAAAAATAATTCTGATAAATATCAATCTATCCCAGATTGGGAAATGATATATGAAGGAAAAGCAAACATACAGGAAAAGGATACTGGTTCAGAAACGAATGATGTGGATAAATCCGAATATGCCGCTTACCTAGAAGATAATGACGTTACGATACCATCTGGATGCTTGTTAGACTGGCAGAATTTCAACCATCCTTTTTCTGACAATAGTAACAATTGGCGTGAGATAAAGAAGCCTCCATTTAATAATATGGAATTTGGGACGGTAGTATACTTTAACCAAATAGAAAACTAAAAGACTATGACAATCAACTGGACAGAAATAATACTTGCTTTGTTGGGAACAAATGGTATAACCCTTATAACCTCTGTTCTTTTGTTCAAGCAAAAGAAGAAAAAAGTAGAAACTGAAATTGACTCTTCTACCTTGGATAATCTAGAAAAAGGATTTGCTCTTCAAGGTGCTCAATTAAAAAAGGCTCAAGAGGAAATATTAAGTTATCAAGAATCTCTTCGTAATGCTTATCAGAAGATTCAAGAGCTTTACAATGAGATGAATGGTATAAAGAATGAGTTGAAAAACGCCAAGGAGGATAGGGATAAGCTAAAAAAGCAGATTGATAAACTGAATAAACCGACAACAAGAAAAACTAGAACAAAGAATGTCAGCAAAACAGAATGATGAAGTTTTGAAAAAGTTTGGTAGTAATGTCCAGCTTGCCTTGGATGAATCTATCATGCAGTTCATGGAAGATATCGCTACAAATGTTATGGATGATATAAAAGACATGGAAGGCTTTACCAATCAAACTTTCAATCTTGAAGATAGTTATGGCTGCGGCATTTATAAAGATGGAGTCCTAAAGAAGATTGTGTGGGCAAATGCGGTTAAGGTTGCGGATGAACCAAGGAAGCGTAACGGAGTTGAGTATTGGGGACGTGAAGTAGCTAAAGATTTCTTCAATAGTTACAAGTCTGATAGGTCCGGAAGATACGAACTAGTTGTAGCTGCTGTCATGTTTTATGGGAAGTATTTGGAGAATTACCATTTATTGAATGTTCTTACAGATTCTTGGCTTAAAACAAAAACAGATTTAAACGGAGGTAAATATACTGTAGTTTTTAAAAAAATTGCAGCTAATATGTTGAACAAATATTTTAAGTGAGGTAAATGGGGTACTTTAATCCTTCAACGATAAATACAACCTTGTACAATATTGTATTGGACGAGAATATTGCTGATGATGTATATAAAGTACAGCGTCCTGCAAATGTTGATGATAAGGTAACGAGTTTTATTGTCGTAAACAATAATACTAGGATTGTAAGCAACACTGAAAATGGTCCTTATGGACATTTTGGGAAGGGAGAAACAATGGCTACGGTTACTTTGTTTGTTAGAGCATTACCGGGTAATATTTATCCGTCAATTATGGATGCGTTAAGTGAGAAGATTGTGGACTTATTTCCTCAAAAGGCTGTGCAGCTTCATTTTAAAATATTTAATGTTTTACCACCAATGTTTGATGGTGTCGGATTTTATTATACATCCGTTCTGTTAAACGTTGATATTTATAAAGATTAGCCGCATGGGAACCGTAAGAAAAAAGAGTGAAAACACATCAATAGATACGTTTTCTACATATAGTAATAACCTTTTAAATTTAGAAAATAGAATGGCACGAGTAAATTTAGACACCAGCCCTGCTTACTTGAACGGGCAATCGGCTGCTTTGACTTTTGATCCTATTGAAATTACCGATTCGACTCAATATTCATCATTTTTGAATCCAAAAATCCTGCCTAATATTGAGTCTGGTACTACAGAATCCGCAGGAACGGACGCTGACACTTCTGAAACCAAGAATGAACAGGGTGCTACTGTGTTCCAGAACATCACACCTGGTACTATGGCATTCACGTTTACAGGTATGTCTACCTCTAAGGCTGCATTTGCATTCTTTACTACTGGTAATACAACTCCTGAATTGAGTTTGGATTCTCTTACTGACACACAAGACGCTTTCGGAAAAGGTGTTAGTCAAAAATTGAAAGCATTTGGGGCAAGTGCGTTTAAACAGTTTGTACGTCCTATCGGTATTATCAATGGTACTGGTGATCGTATGATATTCTTCCCGAAAGCATCATGGGCCGTTAGCTTTACAGGTGCACCTAGTAATGCAGGTTATCTTGGATTTTCTGTGACAGTTACAGCGTTGGAAGTTAATACACAATATTTGAGAACCATGATGGTTCTGGAATTGGATAATTCAGTTGGCGGATAAGTTGTGTTATATATTATTAGCCGGGCATTTTTGTCCGGCTTTTGTTTTTTTTAACTAATGTCGTTTGATTTTAATTGACCTTTGTCGTATTTTTGCTAGAAAAAATATGCATGACAGATAGAGAATTATCAGACAAGTTAAAGTCACAGGCTATAAGCCTTGGACTATGTAAGGACTGGACAAATAACTGGGGGAATCCAGATAAAAATCAATTGTGCGAGAAGTATGTCAAGGGTATTGATTTTTGTCTATTAAACAGATATCCGTCAAATGAAATAATCAAGAAGGAATTTGCTGGAGTACGAGAAAGATATAATATATACGTTGATGATACTAATATTTTTATAAGCAATCCTAAATGGTCTATATTTAATGGAGCTTGTGATTGTGTTGTCACCTATAATGACTATGGTATAGGAGAAATGTATGTCAAGGATAACAGTCATGTAAATATTGTTGCACTTGATAATAGCATAGTATATATTACATTGCTTGATAACGCTAGTATTGAAATAATATCATCAGAATATACGAAAGTGTTCGTTTCTACAAATACACCTGAAAACATATCAAAAGTGGATGTAAAAGGTAAATTAACGGTAAAACCATTTAAGCTAGATTAATAACACATGGGACTATTTAATTGGAAACAGCCTGATTTAGACGATCAGATAAAAATGCAGAAGTTTGCCACTCATAAATATAAAGAAGTTATGGTTGGTAACAAGAAATTTAAAATACGCGGTCTTCGTTTGGGAGCATACGATTATATTGTGGATAAACTGCTGATTCGTGATATTATCAATCCAGATACAGCAAAGAAAGAAATGATTGCAATAATGAAAAATGATGCGTCTATTCCATACAAAGTTGCTGCGGCAGGAGTATTGAACAACTATTGGTTTTTTGAAATCATTCCTTTTGCAAGACGTATATATGCTTGGTGGTTAAGCAGGCATTATGACCATAAGGAACTCACTCCGTTGATAGAAGCCATCGTGGAGGGGGCTAATGTAGGAGATTTTTTTACAAATACAATCCGTTTAGCGTTCTTGATAGATACGACAGCGACATTAAGCAGGAAGGATGCCATGAAATTATCTCTCGATGCAAAATCGGCTCACGAGGATCTATCCAAAAAGATTTCCCCCAATTCAGAGGAGATTTAAGGCTATTCGGAGGATTGATGATAATCAAGGACTGGGCTTTGCTATGGAAATATTCATGGAGTTATATACAGGCAGTAATAATGGACCAGCCTAAACTTGATTATCATTTTGAAGAGAAAATGAAGTTATATAAGGCTTCTCTTACAGATGATTTATATAAGGAAGCCAACGAGGATGCAAGTGGCTTTATATGTAGATTCAAAGAGATTAAGCCTAAAGAAGAGCATCCTGACATATTATTAAAAGACGTTTTGCGATGATAACAAAATACGATCCTAAAATATATCCCCTTAAACTGTATGTTGCAGTGGGGAATGACCAATGGGAAAAAATCAATAGAAAATTTACCAATCACAATCATGACCCGATAGATATATCTAAAGATGAAATTGAACGATGTTATGGCTTGACTATCAATGTAAGAGAGAAAAATACAAATAATTTAGGTGTACTTATTTGGCTATCAAATGATGGCATAAAAATAAATACTGTAGCTCACGAATCAACTCATTATGTTTGTAATGTGTTTGACTATTGCGATATTTATATGGGTTATAAAAATGGACAAGACGAGCATTTTGCATATCTTTTAGGATGGTGTGTAGAATGCGTAATGAATAGTGTTACAAAATATTTAAAAAAAAATAATTATGAAGATTAGTTTGTTTATTACTGGAAATTTGGTGTGCGACCGAAGCGAAGCGAGGGAGCACAGAGGGGCTTTAGCCCGACAGAGGGGCTTTAGCCCGACAGAGGGGCTTTAGCCCGACAGAGGGGCTTTAGCCCGACAGAGGGGCTTTA